GACGCTCAGTTTGCAGGTTCATCTTCAGTTCCTGCTCATGTTGAGATGATGGGTCTTATCGGCATGGGTAATAACCCAATGGTAGGCGCTACAGTTGCATGTGCAGTTGCAGTTTACGAGGGATTAAATAAATAAATATAGCCATTTTTAAGGATAAACGATAATAATTACTAATTTACAATATATCTCATATACTATTTAAATCACCGTTTGTCCACCATTTGTCCACCGAAGAATAAGGGCGTGGACAAGTAGTAATACCACATAAAAAAAATAAGGAGTAGATTTAATTTCTACTCCTTATAATTTTGCCTTTTTATTTCAATTTCTGTTTAACATTTATTTAAACATTCCATTAAGAATGTTATTGCCCTTTTCATTTAATTTATCTGAAGCGTGTTGATATACTTGCATTGTAACAGATATATCTTTATGACCTAACCTTTCTTGCGTGTATTTTATCGGTGCGTCTGCTTCGGCTAACATTGTAGCGTGAGTATGTCTAAAAGAATGAAAGGTGAACTCTTTAAAGCCTAAATTGTAATGAATAACTCGACTTGTGTTTTGCATAGTACGAGGGTTGATATAGCTTCCGTCCTGTCTTACAGTAATAAGATTAATTCTTTTTCCCACACCTGTGTCATTTAAAAAATTATTTTCATCTCTGTATTGATGTTTATATAACTCTTTATAAAAAACTTCTGCCCTTTGTTGTTTATCCTTTTCCTCTAATAATAGGTTGCATAATTCATCATCTATTCCAATCGTTCTAAATGAATTATATTTAGGATTTGAAAAATACCACTTGTGTTTTGGCTCATCCCATTGAACTTGCTTATTGATTGAAATTGCTTTATTTTCAAAATCAATATCTTCCCAAGTTAAAGCATATGCTTCACCTAATCGTAATCCACATTTATACCCTAACTGCATAGGGATATAAGTAGGACTTCCTTTTGGAAATCTTTTAAATATTTTTGCTATCCATTCTTGAGGAATGTAAATATTTGGATGACTCTTTGTTGGACTATTTGGAACTGCTCTTTTAGATGGCATTTCAACATCTTCCATAGGATTGATTTGTATAAACTTTGCTGTCTTTATAGCATAAATTAAAGATTTATTTATAATATGTTTCAAGGTATCGAGCGTATTAAAAGAATAGCCTTTGTTAAACATATCAAATATAAAATTTTGAAGTAACATTGTTGATATAGATTTTAATTTATATTTTCCAAGATACGGCTTAATATGAAGTCTTATCTTTTTTTCATAGTTTGTTACAGTAGTAAGGACAAGGTTATTTCGACAATCTTTTTCCATCCAAAAATCAAGATAATCACTATATGATATCTCAGACGGAGCAAAGGATACTCCTGTATTATTGTATTCTGCAAGAGCTTTAACTCCTGCTTCTAAGGCTTCTTTTTTCGTTTTGAAACCGCTTTTTGTAATTTGATTTCTTTTTCCTCCGATTTTCGCAGCTTCAAATCTGTACTCCCATTTATTACCACGCTTTCTTGTGGTAACTTCTGCCATTTTTATCACTCCTTTTATATAAATTATTTTTAGTATAACAAAACTAAAATTATAAGTCAATATAAAAAATTTCCAAGTCTGAATATTGTTTTATGTTGACACTTATAAAAAAAGTATTACAGTGTCAGTAATTATTTATAAAATCTGTCTTTTACACTTGACATTGCAACATTTGAATGTTACAATAGTAACATACTATTAAGTAATAATCAAATAAGTAATAATCAAAAAAAAGGAGAAATCATTATGGAAATGAAAATGAAACAGTACATAATTACCGAACTTAGAGAGAAAGCCGGATTAAGCCAAGAAGAACTTGCTAACAAAATCGGAGTAACTCGTCAACAGGTATCACGATGGGAAAATATTGCGTACAACGAAAGGACAAATATATCCGAAGAAAACACAAAGAAATTAGAAGAATTATTTGGTGTAGAAAGTATTAACAATTATAATTTTCTTGATAATAAAGAAGAATTAATACAGTTAGCAAGAGAGGACGGTAGATACGCAGCTACTTACGCAAAAGAACATAATAAGCAAAGAGAATTGTCAGTTTTTCGTAATAAAGTAGTTAAAGCGATAGAAGAACAAGATAGAGATGGTGTTTTGGGTAACTTATTACAAATTTCTTGCTTATGCAATTATGAAATTCAAAGTTTTTACACAATGTTACAAAGCAAAGAGTTGTTTAAAGACCTTGTTTGTAGTTTTATAACAAGTTCGTGTGCAAGTATAGAATAACACATAGAATAACAAGCTAAACAAAAAGAGGAAAGTGTTTTTACTTTCCTCTTTAGTGATGTTTGTATTATTAATACTGTCATCAAATATTAAAGAATATCTTATTTAACCCATAAAACAGATATTATTTAAAATCCATTTTGGATAGATTAATGACAAGGGTGTAAATAGATATTCTTTAAAATCCACTTTGGATAGATTAATAAAATTTTTTAAACGAATATTGTTTAAAATCCCATACGGAGAGATTTATAAAAAATAAAGCATTAACATTAACAGTAGAGATACTGTTAAACATTATTATAGCATAACTTTTATAAAAGTCAACACATTCTATTTAAATTCTTAGAACAATATTGATTTTTTAAATACAACGCTATATAATATAAATAAAAAAAACATAAAAAGAGTGCTGTATTATGACGGATATTAGTTTTAAAAATCTATCAAACAAAACAACTATTGAAATTTCACCAACCTTTTTAGATAAAATTGCTAAAGAAGCATTGCCCAAAATAAACGATTCATTTGTTCCACCTTTATTCAGCGAATACTGTATATCTATCATTGAGAAGAATGGCAATTTTAATTATTTTAAAACAAATCTTATTTTAGAAGATAAAACATTCAATTCTTTACCACAGGAAACCCAAGATAAACTTGTTACTGAAATTTTAAGAGAAAATAATTGTTCGGTTGATGAAACAAGTATAATATATGTCAAATACACTTCGGCAACTGAATGGACTATTATATTTTTTGACGGTTGTTTTCATAAGAAAATATTTACCGTAGATTGTGAATATGGTGTAGATAATAAACAAGGATATTTCTCTACAATAAGGCAATTTTCTAATAAATATTCAAAGTCAGAAATGCAAGCTATTGTTGAAAAATATATTTTTTGGATGCTTTGTGTTAGTTGGTATATGCAAAATATTAATAATTTTATTGAATATGATTTTATTCAAGTAGATAAACTATCACCAAAGAAAAGAAAGAAAGATACAGTATCAGATAGCAAACAAACTAACAGTAAATATGTCCAAAAAATAAAAATAAAGTCAAAAAAGAAAAAATATATCCTAAGTGAACAAACTGTTAAGCCTAAAAAGACCTATAATAGAATAAAAACTTGTTGGTATGTAAGAGGATATTATCAGAGGTTTGGAAAAGATAAAATACTAAAGTATATTCCACCACGAATAAATTATCGTGATAAAGAAAAAATTGAGGACAATAGAAAGTTGCCCTTTCATAAACAAACCTATCAGCTTATTGATGATAAATCGTAAAAAATAGGGATGTGCAAATTAACGCACATCCCTAAACTATTTATTTTCTTTATATTATAAAATGATAATCGCTCTTGTTTATTAATAGATTACAACATATAAAACATTGGGACACAATCTTCGTTGACTATTGATTGGTCTGGACTCATAAAACTTTTAAAATTCTGAAAATAATTTCTTTTGTAGAAATGTTCAGCCTCTGGAACAGAATATAAGACAATACATTCTCCACCACAAATATTATCCGTAAAATCAGCAATAGAAGATATTACATTGGCTAAGAAAACATCTCCATATGTCAAATTTTCATTTTCTTTGTCATTTTCACATTTTCCATATGATTTATGTTGAAAAGATTTATCTAAAGCAAAAGATTTAATTTCAACTGCCGGAAATAATGTGGTACCATTTCCATTATGAAAAATTATACTTGAACAAGACAAAGAGTATATACAAGCGGCTTTGTTTATCCTGTTATCTACATAAATATAACTAACTCTATCAGTGCTATCCATATTGGTATCTGCGACAAAAGCATCTATATAAGCATTTCCACTACAGAATTTATTACAATATTTTTGAGTTGTCAAATCCAATCGTTTTAAAGAAAAGGCTTCTTGACCTTGCAAGGAACTTCTTTTTTTACTTCCTCTTTTTAGTCTCATCTTTGAGGTTTTTTCGCAACGATTGCGCCCTCATCTCAATGATTTTATTATGCCTTTTGTTTGGTTTTAAACTAAAAAATTCCTTTGCCTTATTTTCATCTAAAATAAAAGCTGGCGATGGTTTCTGCATAACTGCCATATCGTCACTCCCCTTTCTCTTTTTATTTTTTTTAGAAAACAAGCAAATAATTATACCACCTTTTTTAATTTTGTCAATAGTATAATAAAAGGTTTTCTGTATAAATATAATATCACTCGGTTAAATAAATGTCAATACGGATATGATATTTTAAACAAAGTTTAGCAATTATGCACATTGACAAAATATGTTTTTAGTTATTTTTATTATTATTATTATTTAAAATAATTATTCAAAAATATATTTAATTATGCCATTTAAAAAAGGAAAAGTAATGGAGAGTGCTTTAAAAGACTCTCCATTTTATTATTTATTCAGTCACTTCTGGCAAGCCTGCAATGCTTGTAAGCATAGAAAGCAAACCCGCTAATACACTTGCAGATATAACAGCAACCCAATTTACATCGCTAATCATTACAGTAGCACCGATAGTAGCAACAGCAGTCTGTGCTACCGTCTTTATAGCACGAACACCTGCACACTTTAACCAAAGTTTCCAATTAGTCTTTTTCATACATATTCCTCCTACTTTACTGTTTATTTTCTAAATTATTAATTCTTTGATTTAAATTACCAATTTCTTCATTAATAACAGCATCTTGCGTTTCAAGATGGTAAACTCTTTCGATTACACTGTTGTGTTTGTCTACTTTTTCTTCAAGCTGTTTAATACGGTACAATGTTAATTTTGAACTTGCAATAATACCTAAAATCGAGCCAATAGCAGAACCACCTAAACCTATTAAAGCAACAATCACTTCTGTTGTCATTACTTCACTTCCTTATGCTTATGTAAGTGTAATCTGCACACGGTCAATGGCTTTACCATTTTTACCTGCATAGCCGTCCTGTCTTGTATCTTCCTCGGTATTATGTTGCCAATCGTACCAATAATTATTGCCCTGTCCACAAACCTTATAAGTAGCTTTGTAATCGCCAACACCACTAAATTCAATTTGAATAGTATCAATAACTTTGCCGAGAATACCAGCATAACCATTATTACTATCTGCTTTGTTATAACCGTCTACCCAATCGAGCCAATCACCGTCACGAAGATGTACCCTATATCTGATATTACCTTCCGATACCTTAATCATAAGACCGCTGATAGCCTGTTTGAATCTGCCTGCAACACCGCCAAGACCTTTTACCTCTCTGTACCATTTACCGTCTGCATAAACACGATATGTAATAGTTGGCTTTTCAACTTTTGTATCAGACTTCCCACTGAAAATATCCTCGTTGTAAATTACATTAGTGTCAAGTCTGCCATTGTATCCATTAACACGACCTGATGAACTATTCTGCCAAATATCACAGTCAATCTCGGCTTTGTCATTGTACTGTGCAAGCCAGATACTGTACTTTTTCTTTAACTTATCATAATCAAGATAATTATTAAACCAATTCAGATTGGCATATACACCTGCTCTGTAGTTACTTTTCTTGATAGTTTCACAGAAGCGTTCTGCAATCTCCGTAAGTTTTGCTTTGCCGAGTTTAGTTTGTGAATTATCTTCCAAATCATAATAAATCGGCATATCAAGAGATTTGTTATTAATGCATTCAAGACAAGCCTTTGCCTCTTTTTCTGCATCGCCGGCGCTGTCGGCGTAATTATACCAATAGACACCAATTTTAAGTCCTGCTGCTTTAGCGTTGCGATAATGACTTTCAAACATCGTATCCTTTTGTGATTTTTCTCTGCCATAGCCTGCTCTTATAATGACCGCTTTTATACCGTCATTTTTCATTTTGTTAAAATTAATATTTTGCTGAAATTCTGAAATATCAACACAAGTTACTTTTGCCATATTTATACCTCCCATACCGCCATAATAGCGTTATAATATTCCTCTGAAAACTGTTCTTTTAAGATTGACTTATCCTCATCACAGTTTTTGTAAGCGTTTCAACTGAACACTGACCGACACACTGACCGACAACACAGTGAGGAGTAATGCGGTCAATACTATGTGTTCTTGCTCCCGAATGATTCGGACTAAGTTTTGTGTAACTAACAAGTTTTGAATTACTCATAAAATTTCCTCCTTGCCTTTTATATTTTAATATGATATAATTTAATCAGATTTATCGTCATTGTTTTCTTTGTTATCATTATTCTTATCATAATGCTGACAAAGTAATTCAATTCCAACTATAATCGCTCCAATAATTACAACAGACAATATTATCGGAAACATTATTGGTGATACATTATTAAAAATAAAATTCATAAGGACAAAACACCCTTTTCTTTGATAAATAATAATATGAAAAATAAATTAAAAACTATATGTAAAAACTTATATAAAAAATTAAGAAGTAATGAATTAAGAACTAAAATACTTGTTGCGTTATTTTTAACAGGAACAATATTCTTGATAATAGGAATATATAGAAAAAATATAGGACAACATTCCGACAACTTCACCTATATAACATCTATTTCTTTTGCTATTTGGTGGATTTTAATGCCCATTACTGGAGCGGAGAAAGATAAAGTTGCCAAGAAAACCTGTATTTATATATTAATGGCTTCAGTCACTCTTTATACATTATCTTATTGTTTGAACATATTTTTTATAGCAAACCCTACAATAACACAATTGATATATTCAGCAATATTAATATTTTTAGTCATACTGTTTTTTGTCGATGTTTTTCAAACTTTATTCAACATAGTATATCCTCTTATAAGTAAGATTTGGGGTAAGCTCTCTTCAAAAGATTCAAGCCCATTTATGAATTTTATAAAGAACACTATGACTGGGTTAATAACTATTACAGCCTTTATCACAGCCATAGCTGGTCTAATTAAATTATTTATACCTTAAAAAATAAAATATAAATTCTATCAATGGAGTAACAAAGCGTTACTCCATTTTTTTAACAGTTTGCTTTTGTATTATCAACAATTAAATGTCTATAAATCATCACTCTACCTCGTTTCCGTCAACTGTAACTTTCCAATCACAGCGCTCCGCAGGTGCAGAATACATCTTTTTGACTTCTGAAATATTAATACACTTTTCAATATTAACAGTGCTTGGAGTATCAGAATATGCGCCTTTGAGAGTTCTTGCTTGGATTTCCGTTCCACCAAAATCACAATTTCTGATTGTAATATTCGAGCCTGTTTTCATATGTAAGCCGAAGCTGCTATTATCTGCATTATCGTGATTTTGATAACCTATCGTGCAATGCGTAGGTATGATTTTACAATTTTCAATTAAGCCGACTTCGCCAAAGCTATGACCGCAACCAAAAACTGGCACTGTTGTTTTATCTGCATAATCTACGCAATCAGCACGACCGCCCCACTTGAAAATACAATTTGCCACAACCCAATTTGTCGCATAACCTGTTCCACCACTCTCAAGGTGTATGCCATACCTGATATTTTTACAATCAAATGTAAAACCTTTGATGTGAGTATGGACATTCAAATCAAGATGAAACGGACATTTTTTGATTATATCCCCAGATTTCAAAGTAGACTTATCAAAGCCTGTTGCTCCGTCCCACTTGATTACAGTAGCTTGCGGATTGTATATGTTTTCGGACTCATAGTAAACATAGTCTTTAGTCATTACTCCTCTGTAACCTACAAGTCCCACATCGGACATTCCTGCAAACTTGTCTTGCATATCGGTATATGTGCCAGCCATAACAACAATAGTATATCTATTATGATAACTGTTATCAGAAAAGCTATCATTAGCAGACTGAATAGAATTGAACTTCGTAACCCCAAACCCCTCAGTGGTTTCATTGTAATCGTTTGAAACATACAAATAATGCATTGTGTAATCAGGGGCTTGATACAGTTCAGGCTTAATATGAGACTTTATCAAGTCAGGGTTAGAATAAGCTGTACGCTTGTTATTCTGTTCAAGTTGAAGGTTGCAACTATTATCTACAAGTCTATTTGTAGCGACTGCAATTTTAATCGAATTTACGATTACATTTTCTGTCGCTGTATAAGTAGCAACTGCATTTTTAAAAGCACTAACTTCTGACAAAAGCCACGATGAACTAATAGATGTCTGCTCGTTCGCAGGATAGAAAACACAACCTGAATTTTCAATATTATCAAAATTCTGCAACGACAAACAATACGCCTTGCCTTGCTCAAGAACAACTGATTTTTTTAGTTTTAAAACAAAATTAACCGCAGATGTTGATGTTCCGCTCAAACTGATTTTATTATTTTTAACAGAAACAGTGACTCCCATTGCTGTCTGTTCTGTATCCTCAAGTGAACTAAGATTAATACTTTTTGTTATATCTAAAAGAGAACTTTCATCAACTTTATTGTTTAAAAGGTTTGTCATTTCAACTTTTGTATAAGCATTGTTTATCCCATAACCTTCAAGCGTAGTTGACTTATTAGCTTTTGCAACCTCAATCTTTTCTAACGCTTGAGTTATTGCCTTATTTGTCAAAGGATTTACCGAAATATCACTAAGTTCTGTATCCATTGCAACAGTTCCTTCTGGTGTCATGATAGCAACTTTTGCCAAGGCTTCTGTTAATGCTGTAAAATTATCCGATTTTTCAATTTCTTTATTTTCAACCGAAGAATATGTTATAATATTAATATTACCGAAAGACAATGTTCCTTCGTTGGCTTGTACTACAATTTCACCAACAGACACTCCTTTATTTTCTGTCAAAGCTCCATTAATAGGTAATTCAACTTCTCCTTTACCCGGTGATAAAATATTAACCGAAACACAAGATACCTTTCCTTTAGTATCAATAGATTTATAAAATATGTTAGTACAATCACTTAAATCTAACGCTTCATTCCCATCACATAAAACAAAAACAGGATTTTTAATCAAACCCTCATTTTGATAAGTTGTTATATTCACATTATTGTTTATCCAACAATTTACTTGATGTCGTTCATTTTTTGCTTTCAAAAAAATACCACCTCATTCTATTCACTGAAAGTCCAAGCTGACTCAATAACACTTGTTTGATTTATAGTGCTAAATAGTTTTGTAAATTTCATTTTTAAAGGTTTTGTATTATAGTCTGTATTAAAAGTCAAACTGAAATCAGTATCATCGTCATACCTAATGTGCATAGCCATAAAAACAGGATATTGACAAATCCCTGACTTCGTTTCTAAAATTACAGAATATCCTAAATACATATCTTCTATATTAAATTCGTTGATTTTTAAAATATTTGCTGTACCAACGCTAAATTCATAGCAGTGCTTGCTTATATAAGAATTAAAATCCGATATTGCTTCGTTATAAATACTATCCAAAGTATTTATAATATCTGTGGAGGTATAAGTATCACTAAAGGTAGCATTTTCGTTAGTCCAATCTCCCTCAATAATAAAATCATTCAATGCCAAAATTTCTTTTGATGATAATATTGAGGTGTTTATACCTTTGCTTTCCTTATCTTTAACTATCTTGTAATTCAATGAAAACTTAAGAGAAATTTCTTTCATTTTATTATAATTTTGGTTGTAAGATTTAAGGGCGTTATCATAAGACTTTCTTACATTTTCATAAGTATTTGCGGCTTCATATAATTCATTATATAAATTTTTACTATGATAATTTATATAATCATGAATCGGTTTATCACTTGATGTCAATTCCGCAGTTGCCAAAGGGTAGTCTGTTATATATTTAACTCCGCTCGGATAACCGTTTGGATAATCATCAGCTAAATAAATATTAATTTTATCAGCTACACTTCTATAAGAAGTTAATGCTTCTGAAACTTTAGTTTTTAGCTTAACTATTTCAAGATTAGATTCGACTAATTTCCGTGCATAATTATTATAAGTGCTTCGATTGTTTTCTATTTCTTTCAAAAAAGACTGAACTGCTGCAAGCAAAGTCCTGTTCTTATCCTTATCAGCAATAAAATCCATATAACTTAAGTAACTGTCAAAATTGTATAAAACATTATTACCAACAGGATTAATCAAGCCAAGTCCGTACTTATCATCTGCTGAATGAACTCTTAAAGCTGTGACACATCTACTATCAGTAGTATGTATATTTGTTTGTTTTATCGCATTATCCCAAGATAAATATGAGGAAGATTGACAACCTAATTTTCCACCAACAAATCCTTTAAGAGAATCTTCATCAACTGTACCACTGATAATATGAATTAATTTTCTATCAGTGTCAAAAATAAAGTAACATTGATATGCTGATTGTACATCGTTAATAAGAAACGAGTATAAATTCACATTGTCCAAATCATCAAAAGTTCTATACTTTGAACAAACATTCGGAGAAATATATCCAATATTCCAAGTGGGAATAAAGTCTAATATCTGATTTATTAACCCCCTGTCCATTCTTTGCGGAGAGCAATAGGGAATAGGTACACTTGCTCCCGAAGTCGAGTAATCTCTAAGCCAAGTATTCCCCCGTACAACATCAACTATTTTATCAGGAATATACAGAGGAAGTGTGCTTTTTGATAAAGAAAAAGTCTTTTTAGAAAGTGTATATTCATAACTATATGCTGTTATATTTTTATACGGAATTACACCTTCATTAATTTCTTCAATTGAAGTTACCACCCACCATTTTTCACCGCAGGTATAATCCTCCTGTCCCTTAGATGAGCCGTTAAAAGAGATGCAATATCTTTGACCGCTAAACACTTTTATATAACCATATTTAGGTGAGTAACCACGGTACGAATCTTCACTACTTCCATCGTGTTTCAAGTCAAATAATTCAACCCTAATGTAACCGTTTGTTAATTGCTCTTCACTATCATCGTCATAAGGAAATTTAATCTCTACTCTACCTATTGGTAAATATTTAGCGTAGTGTTCTTCCATTCCTTCTTGAACACCAAGATAAGTTTTTGAATCAGCTTCTCTGTAATAATGAATACGATAACCAAATTTGTTACTACTTAGCATAGCCACAACATCACCTGTGGACACTGGAATAAAATCTTCACAGGCATAATGTTTATACGCAGAAACACCGTCATAAACAGCAGATAAATTATCAGATTTGTCTAAAATAGAGCCGTTAGAATCGTTGATGTAACAGCCCCATCGCCAATTATATCCACTATCACTGCCAATATCGAATAACTCAACTTCGTCTTTTACTTTAAAACCAGAAAGATAATTATTCATATTAAAGGTCATATCATTGGAGGGTCTGCCTGTTTTACTACTTATGTCAACGGCATAATCGTCTCTTACTTTAATTCCCATAAAGTTAAAGTAATCGTTATTATCATTAAGATACAAAACACTACCCTCGACAATATCGTCATAGCATTGATTGTCTATGTATTCATACAACTGAGTGTCATAAATCTTTTGTGGTATTTTAAATGATAACTCTGAAGCTGTGCCAAATCTAATATCTTCTGAAAGGTTATTAACACCGTTTATTTGGCAAAGAATTTTACGCCTATCTGGTGTGTATAAAACTATTTCTGGTATTTTATTTATTTTATTCATAAATTTAATTAGGTTGCGGAAACCCACTTCCTTTAGGTGGTGGGAGGAGCAACCGACCTCCTATCCTTGAGATTCTGTGTATTTTTGTATAGTTGCTGACGATACTTCTCCAATGCTACAGGCAAAATATCTGTCAGACCAAAAGATTTTCTTCTTCCAGTATTGTTTAGAAAGGAAATTATTGTATTTTTGCTACAGATAATATGTAGTTTCCCACTTGACTTTCACTAATAATAATCATATAATATATTTAGTGAAATATCAACGAAAGGAGTACATTCTATGGAACAAATGACTGTCACCGCAAAAATACAAATATCAGTATCTGATACAGACAAGGTGTTATTAGATAATACCCTGTCTGTCTATCGTGATGCCTGTAACTATGTTTCTGATTATGTATTCCACACACACGATTTAAAGCAGTTTTCCCTTAACAAAATTCTGTACTCAGACATTCGTGAAAACTTTGGTTTAAAATCTCAGATGGTTCAATCTGTATTTAAGACTGTTATTGCGAGATATAAAACAATTCTTGAAAATCAGTCCGAGTGGATTAAGCCATCTTTCAAGAAACCTCAGTATGACCTTGTATGGAATAGAGACTATTCCCTTACACAAAACCGTTTTTCAGTAAATACATTGAATGGTCGTGTCAAGTTGCCATATTTTTCCAAAGGCATGTCTAAATATTTTGACCATACAGTTTATAAGTTTGGTACTGCTAAGCTCGTAAATAAACACGGTAAATATTTTTTACATATCCCTGTAACCTATGATGTAGAAGAAGTATCTCTTTCTGATATTTGCAATGTTGTTGGTATTGACAGAGGTATTAACTTTGTCGTTGCCACTTATAACAGCAAGCATAAATCAGGTTTTGTTAACGGCAAAGCTATTAAGCAAAAGAGAGCTGCTTATTCCAAGCTTCGTAAAGAGTTACAGATGCGTCAGACTCCATCATCAAGACGAAGAATTAAGGCTATTGGTCAGCGAGAAAACCGTTGGATACAAGATATTAATCATCAAGTATCAAAGGCACTCGTTGAAAACAATCCAAAGCATACTCTCTTTGTTTTGGAAGATTTGTCTGGTGTTCGTAATGCTACAGAACGAGTTTGTACCAAAGATAGGTATGTGTCTGTATCATGGTCTTTCTATGACCTCGAACAGAAGCTTATCTATAAAGCTAAACGGAATCAGTCTGCCGTAATTAAGGTAAATCCTCGTTATACAAGCCAATGTTGCCCTGTATGTGGTCACATTGAAAAGTCTAACAGAAATAAAAAGCTGCATCTGTTTACCTGTAAAAACTGCGGTTATAAATCCAACGATGACCGTATAGGAGCAATGAATCTGTATCGTATGGGAATAAACTATCTTGAAGATAGTCAAGTACCTAATACAGTTACAGCCGAGTAAACTCTGTTGTAAAGGGTGTTGTCAACCACCCTATGATGTAACGCCACTTTAGATAATAATATCTATTGGGGTTAAAGGTCGGAGGCGTAAGCCGTTATTACGACTGGGCAGTTACAAGCCCACCACATTTAGGTGGTGGGTAGTTGACTAAAAACCACCTAATCTATGTAAGGTTTTATATCTATAAGTGAGGCTCTCAATATAAGGTACTATACTTTCTTTTTCGTCTTGCTCATTTATCCAATAGGCAGAAAAATTTATTATATTAACTCCATTAATCATTTTTAATGGAGGAGAAAAATTTGAGGGAGGTATTATAGAAATATTTTTACCTGTACTCGAACTACAAGTGCCAAATTTTGTATTTATGTTATAAGTAACATTATTATCTGTCATTGTATCAGACAAATAAATAGTTCCATTACTACCAACTATTGTTAGATGAAAAGCATCATTTTTCATTGCCTTACTAAACGGTTTTAGTTTTATTTCAATATTAGGAAAAACAAAAAAATCTTTTACCGTCTTTACATTTATCGAATGAACTGCTAACAAGTTATCAAAAGAAACTTCCTCGTCTTTGTACCAAAAACCACTTGCATTTTGTAATGTACAACGAAAACCCCTTAGTCCTTGTATATCAATAATATCTTCATCGGGGATAAGAATAGCATTTAAATAATAATTTCTTCTTTCGTCTATTGTCACAAAACGCTTATATCCGTCTTGCCCAAATAGCCATTCTTTTACTTCATCAATTTTATCAATAGGAATTTCATTATCCAAACTTAATATTTCAATTCCAAAACTAAGTGGTTTATCAGCATATTTCAAACCATACAGTAAATGGTCGGAAGCCTTTGGTAGTGCATCTGTAACAGCTTCGTATTCTGCACCAGTCGAAACACTCCCAAAAGCACTACTTTCATAAACAAGCATTAAATTGTATTGGTTTGAATTTATCCCATTGTATTCAAATAAACACTCTCTATACATAAATATCACCACCTGTTCTTTCATATATAAGGCATAGACGGAAAAATCACCTATGCCTTATTTTTATTTACTTGCTTATATGTTAAATTTATTATTAACAATAGATGTCATAAGTTTATTAATTGCCATATCAGAAATTCTGTTAGCCTGCTCTTTAAGAGCATTGACCGTTGTTTGAGTAGCATCGCCTTGAATAACTACATTTATAGAACTTGTCATAGATGTGTTATTAATACGAGGAACATTACTCTTTTGATTTAGAAAAGCAGAAGGATTAGAAGCTATATCGTATAATGTGTTAGTCATAGTCTTACTAAATACAGGATTTCCCTCTGGAAGAATAGTATATCTACCTTTACTTAACTGATAAGGGACTAATTCAGTATTAATACCCTCTTCATCTACAACAGTCAAACCACCTTTTGCAGACTTTGTTCCGTTAGCATATTTACCAGAAGGAAGGGGCAGATACGCCTTGGTTATGTATTTAGACGGGTTTGCAATCCAAGATGATAGTGTCGGAACTTTTCCAAAAGGAGTATTCACATACTCACTTTCAGATTTATTACCATTTTTATTACCATTGCCTGACTTGTTTCCTGATTTTTTGTTGTCGTCATTAGGCAAAACTTCTAATAATTTTTCAACCTTTTCACGATAATCGTCAATAGCCTGTCCGTTGTTAGTTATGCTTGTTGTAGTGTCATCAATCGAATCACTAACCGAATCAATAGCGCTTGAAACATCATCAATCTTTCCACTAACTGTATAAATTTCTCCTTGCATTATGTCAAGTAATGCAAGTGTACCAATATTAGAGTTGTTGTATTCAGATAATGCAATTTGAGCATTATCCCAAAGATAGTCAAATTCACTCTTACTCTTAGTTGTATAAGTGGAAATATAATTATACAGTTGTCCGTAAAGTTCACCACTATCGTTATCAATTCTACTACAAGCATCCTTGTGAAGTTTAACTTCATCACTAAGATAATCGTCAATAGAATTAATAAGATTATCCCAATACTCATCTTGTTGCTCTTTCATTTTATCAAGAGCGTCTGACCTCATATCATATTCTCTATCAGTAAGAGTATCAAGCATATCATTGCGGCTTGAGTTAAGTGTGTCTTGAGCTTCTTTTGCGTTCTTTTTGCCGGCACTACTATCATCAAGGCTTGCAACCGCTGACGACAAGGAATCTTTAGCCACTGTATTTTGACTTTCTGAAATCTTTTTATTCCACTCATACTCGTTCTTTTCGGCTTCAAGAAGTTCTTTCCTCTTATCAATTAACTCGTCAATAGATTCCTTCTGTTTTTCATACTCATCTTTGATTAATTCATTCTCTTTTTTGATTAAGTCTGCAACAAGGTCAACTAAATCTGAAATGTTATTCTTAGCATCTTCAAGAGAACTTTTCTGTTCCTCAAGTGCATCTTTTTGCTTTTCAAGAACTTCCTTTTGAGTAGTCAAAGCATTATTTGCTTCCTCTGTATAACCAAGAAAAGCATCGGCATTTGATTCCAAGGAAGTTTCAGCTTGGTCTATTAAAGCGATATATTGAGAATATTGAATTAAAATGCCCTCAATGGCGTCTTTACTTACACCCTCAGCTAATTTATGGGCAATAGCAAGTTTTAATGTAGCTTCAGTGAGATTATTTGTACTACCTGTTAAATTGTCATTACTTTTTGATTGCGTTTCGGTTGACAGAGAATTAATACTGCTAATAGCAGATTGTAGCTGAGTATATTTTAAATTCTCTAATTGAGCCTTTGCAAGAGCAATATAGGATTCTTTATTTATTTGTAACTGACCGTTTTCATTAAACAAAGTGCTAACATAGTTATCGCCAGCTTCAATTATAGCGTTTAAATTATCCAAAGTAAGATAACCATTGCTATTATAATCTGAAACTACCGTACTAAGTGATTTATAAGTGGACGCAATCCCACTTATTGTTTCCTTGAGATTCTTTATCTTTTCAGATAATTTATCATCTGCTATGGTATATTGCCAATCTTCTGATTTTGTTGTTGCTTCTTGAACGGCACTTGAAAGTTCGGGGAAAATTGAAGCAAGTTGATTTGTAATTTCTGCCTGTACACTTTCTGATTCGACAGCATCTAAACAAGCCTCTTTGAATTTATTAAATTCCTTAGCCGAAGTTGGGATGCCTTCGCTAAGTTCTTTTGAATAAATTGTATTTTGCGCTCTTGCTTTGAGATAATTATTAATTAAATCATAGTTATCATCTGTACTATCAGTATCAGCAAAAATTTCTTTTAAGGATTTATAGTAATCCGAAGTTAATAATTTATCTCCATCTTTACCTAATTCACTGGCTTTATCTTCAATCGCAGTTATTGCATTTTGAACTTTATCATAATAGTCCAACATAACAGCCATATTTGAAGTATCAATATTTTCACCTATTTTAAAAAATGTTGATACTTCATTAGTTCCCTTGTTAAAAGCTTTATAGCCGTTTGTATAGTCTCCTAAAATATCTTTAGCTATATTATAAGCATCATCGTTACCAGAATAATTTTCATTATTCAATCCTACAGTTGGATTTTTCTGAAAATCCAAAGCCCACTTACCTTTTATCTTTTCTTCTGAAGCCGCACGAGCAGCGTTAGTCTTGACTATAGCATTATTCAAATCAGCAGACATTGACTTTTCAACAGCATCGGCATAGTCTTTTTCAGCATTGGTAGCGTCTCCAAGAAGTTGAATTTTATCCTTTAACTGCTCATTAACATTCTTAATAGCAGTCTCTTTTTCCTGTTCAGTTGCTTCTGTTCCAAGACTTGCATACAAATCCCAAGCCTGCATTGTTTTATTGATAGCCTCTGCACTTTTATCTGCTTGTTCAATAGTATCTTCATATGCTTGTCTTTGTGCTTCTTGATATGAGTTCCACATAGCAATACCGACACTGATAGCAATAGTAGCAATTGCTATCCAAGTTGAAACAGATGAAAGAATACCTTTTGAAATTGAAATCTTTTTAGCAGATTGTTCAGCAGCTTCTCCACTTTTGATAAAAGCCTTAGCAGCATTATAAGATTCCACGCTAATATGCCCTTCTTCTCTCAACAAGTCAAGATTAGCGGAAGTCAAATTTCGTGTGCCGTCAGTAACACCTTTTAGTGCAATTTCGCCTTTCGTAAACTGTGTCATTTTCTCAAGGTCGGCAACACTTATCTTATGAAAGTCAGATAACAAAACCGCATTTTTTAAAGATAAAGCCTCAGTAGCCTGTGATAAAGAATTAGTAGCAAGTATTTGTTCCTGAAAGGTTTTTGGTATTTCAGCCGCATTTAAAACCGCTTTTTTTTGACTGTCAGAAAGTCCTTCTAAAGACTGTTTCATAGCCTCAAATGGCATATTGCCATCAGAATCCTTTAATGATGACAATGTAGATATTTCTGTAAAAGCAGTTGAAATATTGCTAATATTTCCTTTGATTGTACCTAAGTTCTTTATTAAATTTCCAATTCCTATTGCACTAATGGCAATAGGGAGTAGACCTATTTTGTTAATTAAACCGTCTAAGCCATTTACTAAATCAGTTAATACCCCAACAATATCTTTGATTTCAGAACTATTTATAAAATCTGTTGACAAACTCTGAAAAGAAGATTGTAAAGTATTTATTCTACCCTCAATACTATCCAACCAACGCTCTTGTTCTTTTAACGCAGACCCATCTGAATTTTCAGAAGATGCAAATGCTTTTTCAGCCTGTTTAAAGTTAGTAATTAATGCCGCTATTTGGTTGGCTCTTTGTTTTCCGGCAACGGTTTCCAAAAGTGCAGCCTGATTAGTTGAAGATAAACTACTATATACTTCGCTAATGCCTTTTACAATTTCATATGTAGATTTGAAATTACCGTTTTTATCAAAAATATTTACTTTACCATTTGTAAGGTTAAGAATTTGAGTCTGCATTTTAGAGATAGAGTCAACATTATCGTCAACTTCCTCGCCTAATGACTCAAGTTCACCTTTCATACCCCTTAATCTAAGACTCAACACTTTAATGGAGTTACCCATTTCAGAAGCATCTTGGGTAATTTCAGTACCAGCAGCAAGTAGAGCAATAGTTTGATTTATGTCATTACCTGCAACTGCTAAAGCCGAAGCCGAGTTAGCAAGTCCGTCACCCAAATCGCCCGAACTAACGGCAAAGTTATTTGATACTTCATTAAGTTTATCAATAATGCTTTCAGATTCACTTGCGTTCATATTAAACGCTTTTAATGTTGATACAATAGTAGAAGTAGCTTCATCAATACCACTTAAATCATCACCAACATTTTTATACATAGTTGCAACTTTAGCCAAATCCTCAGACTCGCTAACAGTATATCCAAGTCGAGCAAAATCCGCTGTTGCATTAATAAAGTCAGACAAGTTAGAACCAAGTTCTTGTGAGTCTTTTTTAGCATTTTTCAAAAATCTACTATAAGAGCTATCAGTTTCATCTGTAACTTTCTTTAACTCAACCATAGCAGAATCAACATCTTTTATATTTGAGTAAACATTTTTTAAGCCTTGAATAGCAAGATAAAATAATCGTGAAGCACTAAAAAAGTAACCAAAATGCTTCCAAGCCTCTTTTAATCCACTCACAAAAGTACCCGTTGCTACTCCTGCTTCCCTACACTTAATCTTGAAAGTCGATAATTGTGCATTAAATTCTGATAAATCAGCAGTTGTTCTAAGTTCCTTGCTTTTGGATATAAGGTTATTTAATTCATTATTTAGAGAAGTATTATATTTAATTTTTGTCCAAGTATTAGCAATCAACCTAACTTCACTTTGAGCTTTCTCAATTTTTGAATTTAAAATTGATTGTTGTTGTGCAGAATCCTTAACTGATTTATTGGCACTTTTAATTTCTGCATCAAATTCTTTATATTTAGCTTTTAAAGCTGATACTTGTGCATTAAATCCTGTTAAGTCAGCATTAGTTTTAAGTTCTTTACTTTTAGATATAAGATTGTTTAATTCATTCTTTAAAGAATCATTTTCAATCTCACTCCAAGTATTAGCAAGTGTTCTGACTTCGCTTTGTGCTTTTTCAATTTTTGAGTTTAAAATTGATTGCTGTTGTACGGCGTCTTTAATTGGGCTATTAGCACTTTTTACTTCGGCGTTATATTCTTTATACGCTAACTGACATTTTTTAAATTGTGTTTCTAACTGACTAAGTAAATTAAGTTGCTCTTGTTCAGGAAGATTAGCTGAATATTTTGTTCGTAAGTTATTTAATTTTTGCTGTTCTTCTGTTAACTGATTAAACGCATTATCAGTTTTTTCGGTGTCCTGAACAGGGAAAGCCATATAATTAACTTTTTGATTAAACTCATCTATCTTAAAAGAAGTATTTTTATAGCTTTCTTGTAATTTATTCAGTCTTTCCTGTTGCTTTTTAAAAACATTGTCCATTTTGCCATAGTCAGTATTCATACTGCTTATGTGCGCTTCAAACTGTTCGCTTTCTTGATTGAACTGATAAACAGCTTTGGTAGTTCTTTTTAAGCCGTTCTCAAGTTCCTGAACATATGTAACAGTTGCTTTAGTTCCATTTTCAAAATCAACAATGCCCGATTTTGTTCCTGTAAATGAAACATTTGAAACTTTGCCTAAATTTTTACCGATGTCAGAAGCTACACTTTCAAGTTTTTGCTTTACAACATCAATTTGTTTAACATTTAAAATATCATTGAAATTAGCTTGTCCTAAGTCAAGCCTCATACCAGAAAAGCTATTTTGAATAACCTTTTGTGCTTGCTGTGTAGCTTTTGAAATACCAGATTTGCTAATTTCATTAACAGAAATGTCAACTTTGACTTTATTAAGTTTACTACCTAAAGTTTCAATTTGTTTGTTTATTTCCTTAACTGCGTGTTCTTCGTTAAGTTTCGCAGTAACTAATATTGTGGATTCGTGACCTATATTTCCTGCCATACTCTAATTCTCACCACCTAATGAAAAAGAGATGACAGAAGCCACCTCAATTTTAATTATTATTTAAATCTATATCCTTTATCATAAAGACTCATCTCAAAAATATCTCTCAATAACCCGCTTCTACTATTTAATTCTTTGACTGTAGCAGCAGCGAAAGGTCTTGCCTGTAAATACCTATATTTTTTATTTGACAAATTATTGATTGTATAACCTATTCCACCAAATTTAGCCGTATATTTTTTTTCACCCAATTCAATAAGTTCAGGCAAACTAAACGGAGTCTGAAAAACTAAATCACCATAATTATTTAATATTAAATTTGGCTTTGCTTTACTAAAAACAGCCACAGTATGGTCGAAACTACCCATTCTGCTCAATAACTTTTTGTCCCATTCATCTCTGTCTAACAAACTATATCGTCTAACATAATGGGGAATCTTATTTTTTTGCCCTCTATGATAATGAATTTTATATCTTTTATACACACTACCCTCGGCGTGAGTTATAGCTGAATCAGTTACATACTCCGACACCTCATTAGACATCACATTATCAATATCGTTACTAAGAGCTTTTATGAAGTCCTGAACTGAATTAAAGATTGCCATTTTACTTAATCAGTTATCCTTTGCTTAAATAAAAGGCTTAAGAACTTCTTTATTTGAGCCATTTTCAATATTACTATTCAAAGTTGAAACTTGATTTGCAACCTCTTTAATGCTTAAAAGCATTTTATCATTACCAAAGAGTTCATCAAGTTTTTCACTTACCTTGTTAATAATTTTAATACCTTCTTCGCATTCGGAAGTTAAACTATTCAATTTTATCTCGAAATAACTGTTTTTTGAACTTAATTTATCTTTTATATAACAATCTACAATATTTTCAATCATCACAAAACTATCGAGATAACACGAAACGCATTTATCTGTCTTGCTACAAACAAAGTCGATTATGTTTCTTGCAATTTTATAATTTGTTTCATAGTCTATAATTTCAAGTTCTTTTTCATTACCATTAGTATCTGTTTCCTTGACCTTTTTTGTAACAAGAGGAATATTAGTAAAAACTTTTAACCAAGCAATATTCGTAACAACCTCATAATATTGAGGACAATATTCATTATCTATAAAAATTATCTGTTCAGCTAAAATAGGAACAAAGTCTAAATCAGCAAGCGACTTGATATTTTTGTAAACCTCAAACATAAAACCGTTCTCTAAAGTATATGATACACTCTCGTTTTTTGAGAGTCCTTTAATTTGCGTACTTGTCAATTTTTTCAAAGAAATCCACCTCTAATAATTTTTGATTTTCTGTTTTATTTAAAGTTGCAACCGTTGGAAACCTTTTTCTTATTCGTCTTTGTTTTTGAATAAACTCATAGTCTAACCAACCACCGTCTACTTTTGAGTAAGCTACCCAATAATAGTCTATTTCTGGAAATGTTTTCCAAAACAATTTCCTTTTTAATTTAGCCACAGAGTCAGGCATACCCTTAGTATCTAATACAAATTCTTTGCCATTTGTTAATTTAACATAAAAATCTGCAACATATGTAATTGCCCTAACATTATGACCTTTTCTCTTAAATTCATTTTGTAGCACATATTTCTTTTGCAGTTCATATTTTGCAATTATGCCACTTTGCACATCCGGCAAAATGACTTCCTCATAAAATCTCTTTTCTAAACCACTATCAAAAATGATTCCGTCATTTGAAGTTCGTTTAATAGTATTCTTATCTACATTAAATTTTGTTCTGCTTTTTTTCATTGAGTTATTATACCTTGTTGTAAAAAATGGGAGAAACAGTTTGTCTACCGTCCTCCCATTAAAATTACAAAATATTAGTTTTTATTTCCCTTTGTGAATTTCTTAACAGTGTCATCTTTAAGCTTCTCTTTACTTGATTTTGTTACGATATTATCATTATCATCAACTTCAACAGTCTTTAAATTCTTAATATCATTCATAACAATATTAGCAAAGGCTTGAGATGTATTTTCACCATTCTGTGGAGAAACTTTAGATTCAGTTTCCTCAAGATACTTTTCCCCACATTCAAAAGAACAAACTACACTTCGCCAATTAAATGTACCTGTTGTTGAAATATTAACTCTACAAGGATTGAACGGTTTAGAACAAATAGGACAGCTTTTATACACCTTCATATTAATTTCACCTTATACTTCAACATAATCAGCAGCATCGTCATTAAAAAACTTCCAACGACCAATAATCTGATTAGCACCACATCTTGCTTTGATACACTTGCCTTCAAAACTCTGATTAGCCTGACCGTCACCAATGGTTGTCTCCATAGTGCCTGTTGGGTCAACAATATAAGCATCGTACTGCCACATTCTTACTGTGTTACAAGCATCTTCCCATTGACCTGTAACACGAACAGCAATCTTTTCTGATACTTTGTCAGCTCTTCTGTCTACAGAAGCACCTTCGGCAATCTTCCTTGTATAAGTCACAATCGCCATAGTTCCGTCAGGATGCTCATTTGCCTCAAACTCAATAAAGCCAGCAGTAGAAGTATCCTTTACAGGTGCAGTATATTTTACAGATTCACCAGCCTTGGCTGCTGTATCAACCTTATATGTTTTGTCACCAACTTTAACAGACTCAATACCATCTAATGGCACATATGTAAGTGTTGCCTTATTCTTAGTAATTGCTACCGAATCATCCCAACCAATCTGAATTGAATCATCCTCAACTTCTGTGCCATAGCTGTCAGCAAGGAGATTTGCACTCACCATACCTGCTGTCCAACTAAGAGTTGTATTAGGATTTCTTTTAAGAACGCCAATGATAGAACCCTTTGAACCTACAAGGTCAGTGTTGTCCTGACCGTCCTTAACTGAAAACTGTGTAATTTCATCACATCTATACTTGTAAGCACCAAACATAGGTGTAAATACATCAACAGTATCAACACTTGTAAAAAGGACATCATTAATGTTAAACTTCGCCATATTTACCTCCGTTTAATTATTTTTTATTATTATTTGATTATAAGAAAAGACCAAAATTATTTGTCAAATTCTAAGACAAAACAAGATTGGTCTTTTGTTGATAATTTTTCACTTAATACATTACCTGTATAAACACCGATAGCAATATTACTTATATGAATATTATGCAATATTTGTTTTACCGACAAAGTAAATTCAATGTACTTTATATTCATTACTGTTTCAAAATTGTATTTAAAATCTTTATTATTAACCATTGTAACAAGATAGGACTCTAAAACACTATATTGTCTTGGATTTTTAGCTTTCTTTTTTAAATCTCTTTTTAATAAAGTGACAGCTCTATCTAAAACATATCTACCGGAAGCACCGCCAATATCTTCTTTTCTGTCATCTCTTTTTTCGCCAAGAATTTTACGAATAGCTACAGCAATTTTATCCATATCATTTTCTGTAATAATAACTCTTTGTAAGTTATCAATTATAAAATAATGTTTTTTGCCATTTTCATTATCGGTTGTCATACAAATCTGAATATCAGAAATATTAAAGCCTCTAAAGAACATAGAAAAAATATTTGTGTTTCTTTTCTTATTTGCACCAAACAATTTTATTATTTCTTCATCAGTTCCACAGGATAATATTTTCAACTCATAAAGTGCCTGAATAAACAAATCATAAAAATTCAATGTTATATAATCAATTTTATTTAGCCATAGTTCTGCCCTGCGAGTGAAAGGCATAGCCGTCAAATGATACGCTAACAGAAAATAATCATCTTCGTTTTCATAGACTTCCTTAAAAGTTGGAATATAAACCTGTACATATTGGTTTATAGTAATCGTATCATTAAGAAAAATTTTATTTTGCATATGTTAAATTACCTTTATCAGTAATATTATTAAAATCTCTTACCGCATAAGTAAGTTGATAACCGTGATAATCTTGAGTTGCCGTAAAATTACCATCGAACTTAACTAAGTTCATTTCACCTAATGCTATTTCATTAGTTCCGTTAAACAGATTATCTATAACAGTTGCGATTAAGGTTGTGCGCTTACCTTTATCCGTTCTTAACAAACTATCGTGACAAAAAATATAAAAATTTATATACAGCATTTTTTCAGTTTTACCACCATAAACTTCACCGCTAATACCAAAGCAAATATAAGTTTTAGCACTATCGTTAATCTTTGGATAATAAACTTCCGGTCGAATACAATCCCATTTTAATTTATTACAATCATATTCTATATCACCGTTATCAAGTAATCTTTGAATATCCTTGTCCTGACAAAGTTTTTTTAAAATTTGAGCCTCATAAATATTTAAATTATTTAATTTTGCCAATAATTATCACGCCCAATCATCCAATAATTTTTTGTTTTGTTGTGAGATATTAGGATTTTTATATTTATCTCTTAAAACATCTGTTTCTACCTTATTAGCAATGCCATTTTCAATATCATCATTGATATACTCCGTCTGACATTCTACAAGTGTCCAAGTATTTACACCCTTATCATTGAAATTTTTTGTTGTATCATCAGTTTGTGTTATTTTATACGCAGTAGGGTGTTCTTTATTTTTATCCATTAAAATCCTTGTATCACGCTCTACTTTATTGGTTTCATCATTACTTTGAATATATATCATATATTGAGCTGTACCAACCACTGTCTTATTAGCTTCTTTTACACCACTATTGTATTGAGTGGCATTAGTTGAATACACAGGATATTCAAGAACAGTATAATCAGTTTCAGGGTTAATGATAAATTTTAACGACCAATTACAATAATACATAACTGCTTTTTCATAAAATTTATTGTCATCAACCAATCCTACAACAATCCAATAATTGTCTTTGTATTTTATGTAGTCACCACTTGTCAATGTGCCAATAGGGCACAAAACTTGTCTTTTCTTTGAACTTTCATCATTATCTGATGTTACTTGCTGAACAATCCCTTTAAAAGGAATACCGTTTTCCTGTTTTAAATCAGGTTTGTAAGGGTAGTAAAACATATTATTACCCAACGGACTGTTAAGCATATCATCTATGTATGGGGATTTAAAAAAATCAAAATCTGTATTCTCATTACCCCCCGCATAAGAGGGCGGAGAGGAGAATTGAGTCCATTCTTTAGCCACTGTCATCACCGCCATAAGCTGGCTGTTTTGCTTGGTCTAATTTTAACTCTACTTTTGCTCTTGCATATTTAAGTTCTTCAAATGTCATTTTCTTAGCTGTGCCTGTATCGTTTAACGACAAATCCTTACCGATAATATTTATTTTCTTGTTTTGTCTATCAAATTCTCTTTCAAGATAATAAACTTTCATAATATCAGCAATTATTCCCATAGTTTTGAGAGAAACTTTTTTATTAAAATTTCCTGATTCAGAATCATAGTCTAAGTCACTAACTTCTCTTTCATATTCTGCTATAGCCAATTCAGCCCATAATTTAGTTAATCCCTCTGGCAATAATGATATTTCTACATATTTCGTCTCAAAAATATTAATAATTTGTTCTAATGATGTTATAACATCACCGCCAATTAAAGTTCACCGTTTTCTGCCATTGTTGAAAATTTATAACCCGTCAACTGTTCAATAGCATTTTTTTGAGCAACTGTTGCCTTATCAATTCCTGCTTGAGTTGCAAGGTCAATAAGTGCTTGCTTATCGCCCTCATTATGGATACACTTCTCAATTTCAGCCTTAAACTTCTTAATATCCTTTAAAGCCAACATCTTTTTAACATTATCCAAAGTCAAAGTGTCAGTATGTAATTCTTTTGAATTTGTAATATGAAAGATAGCGTTTCTTACAGCCTCATCTTCGATAAAGATACGAGCATTAGAACCTTTAGTATCAATGCCTGTAAACATTACATTATTCATACCAACCTGATTTTCAACTTCTCGATAAGTTAAGCCATTCCACCTTTTTACACCAGCAGGAATAACAATGTCAGAACGATTTTCACTATCTCTAAAATGTAAAGCATAATTTCTCAGATTAGTGATGGCAATTCTGCCGTCTGTATTAATTGTGTTATTCGTCATTTTCCCATTCCTTTTATTAGATTTGTGAGTGAGCCAAAAATTAATTGGCTCACTCATATTAAATACATTTATAAAAATGTGAGATTATTTCACTTGTACTGAAATATTAATCAGCCTTTGTAACAAGACCAATCTCAAACTCTCTACCCTTAGTGACATCAGCACCAAGTTCCATATCAAATCTTGTGATTACAGAACCTGTTGAAACATCATTACCTGCCATAGTAGTAAGACCGCCTCGTCTAATAATATCAACAGGAGATGTAATGCCCTGCGGTACAAAGTAAATATCATCAGTATTAATATATGTCTCAAACGCACTCTTATCAGCAAGTGGCTTAGCAAAGTTATATCCATTTGGAAGTACAATAAGGTTTGAACCCTTATAATCACCGTTATAGCCCTGCTTTGCAATCTCATCTACCTGTGAATCAGTATAGAATGGGAGAGATGTGGACTCTGCATTTTTATAACCATTGAAACCAGAAATGGTGGCAATATTATTATAATCCGAAAGAATTGATACCTTACCCATTCTACGAATCTTAGTTACCATATTATCAATGGCAGTCTGAGTAAGATTACCAGAATATTCCTCATAAAACTTAACACCTGTTGTGTTATTCTTAAGTGCATCCTTTAAAACACCAAGAACATATGTAACACCCTTATTGTGCATAGTAGCCTGAATCTGTTCAATTTCCTGTGCATTTGTGCCAAGGAAATCCTTACTCTCAAACTCACGATAGTTATATCTCATACCTGCTGAAATTGTCTGAGTCTTGATAGGGTAATTAATTTCCTTACGGTCAGCAAACGATACATCTGAACCCTTAGCCTGAATATCAGCACCAAGATTTTCATATGTCCAAGTATGCTTTACAGGAGTTGCGTCCATACCAATAGTTTTATAATTACCGAGAAGTGAATAAATCTGCATCTGCTTTACAAGAAGTGGCTCAATACCAATCTTAAAAATAGTATTAAGTTCAGCTCTTGCAGTAGTGTCGCCAGCAGCGGCTCTCGAACCGAGTTTTGACATAAGTTCTACTGTTGAATCAACTTCCTTGCCATACTTTGAAGTATCAAGACCACGATGAAGCGCCATATTAATTTCAGCAACACGCTTAATCTTGTTCATATCACGAACTCTTGCTTCTTCTCTATGCTCGTTATTAAGTTCAATCTTATACATATAATTTCTTACCTCCTAATTAAACATTTACAGAAATTTCAAGACCATTACCTGCATAGTTTGTTTTATTAAGAACCGTGAAGGTAACTGCATAACCACTTGCATCTGAAGTCTTTTCAAACTCACCCTTTGCATTAGCAACCAAAGTATCGCCCTTGGAAACATCTGAATACGCTGTTGCAAGAACAGTATCATTAATTTCAAGCACTACATCTTTCATAGTTGCTGTGTCAAAAATTCTTGCAAATTCACCAATTGCAATCTTATAGTCGTCTGTCGAACCTACAAACTCGACAGGTTCTCTTTCATTAATAACAAGCCAAAGTGCTTTCTTCGCAGTTGTAGCAGTAGGAAGTGCAATAGTGCCAGCCGCTCTGTCATATGTAACAAGATAACCATTCTTGAGTTCAGCGGGAGCTTTTACATTACCTACATTGCGTACAGTCTTAAAGTCACCAACATTTTTAAACTTTACCATATTTATTCCTCCTAATTAACACTCAAACAATGAGCTTTCATCATTTTCATTGCCAATATTTGATTCGTCAGGCATTGAAATATCTAAAAATAAGTTTGTGTCAAACGAATTTAGTTCATTTGATTTTTCTTTCTTAATTGAATCAAAACTAAAAGCCTTAGCTTTCATTACAATATCATCAACACTAAAACCACAACCCTTTGGATTTTCTCTAAATGAATTAATTTCAACTTCAATAGCCTTTTTACAATCATCCGAAAAGTCCTTCAACTTTTCATCAAGAGCATTACATTCAGACTTCTTTTCAATTTCAGCAAGCTGTGTTTCAAGTTCGGTTTTACTTGATTTAACCTCATTGATTTCATTAGTAAGAGAAGAAATAGTTTCATCTTTCTTTGTAATAACCTTATTAAGACTTTCAACTTTTTCATTAAGTTCAACAATTTTACTATTAAGTTCAGTTACTTCTTTTGAAGCTTTAATTTCAGCTTTTAAAGAATCTGCTTCCTCTGTAAACTTGTCGCAAACTTCCTTAAACATCTGTTCAACAGTCATATCAGTCTTTCCTCCTTCATCTTTGTTATGTTTTGCGTTAAGTTCTGTAACAATGGCACTATCGTCACCTTGTTTTACAAGTTCACCTAACAAATTAAAACCACAATACTTATAAGCAATCGGTACTCTGCCATCACCTACATAATCATTTTTGTATTTGATTTCACCACCGTTTATAGGAAGTCCAACAATTTCAACGCTTCCATATAAGGTTTTGCCCTCTTTGAATTTTTGACGGTAATTATCTATAAAAGCACCGTACCTAATATAATCCAACTTACCATCAGCCATCGCCACTTTTGTAGACTTACCGTCTATTACAATTTCAGATATATAACCTTTGGAGAAATTACCCACTACACTTGCATCGGCACATTGCAACATACCTTTGCGGTCTTGTGTTCTACCGTGACCCCATATTTCAGTTTTTTCATCATCAATAAATTCCGCAGTAATTGATACTCCCTCAATCTGACTTAAAGCCTGACTTACATACGGTTCTTGCCAAGATATACCATTATTTTGGTACTCTTCTGATGTTTCAAAGACTTCGTGTAACACAAACTTAATAGGAACATAATCAGAAACCTGTTCATTGCTTAATTCGTATATATACATTCGTTTTTTCACCACCTTCTGCATTAGCATAAGTGTATAAATATGTAAAATTTCACTCGCCAATTTTACACATTCAAAAAGAGGTCATCTTAAAACAAGACAACCTCTAATTTAATAAATTATTTATTCACCTTAGCCATTTGGAGAGGGTGAATTATTTGCATTATTATTTTTTGATGTTATAGTATTTTCATTTTCCAAATTCTCAACACTCGGTCTACCAATGTCATTTTTACCTGAATTTGTGTACATAGATTGATGAGGTGGGAACAATTCATCAAAGTTCTGGTCTCGCTCATATTTCATAATATCTATATAAACATCAGGCTCAATACCTACCGAAGCAATTAATGGAGTCATTGCACCACCACAATCAGCATAGAGAGATTTGCATTTATCGAAACACTTATCTCTATTGAATGGTGTGATTGGTAATACATACATACTGACGCAATTTTCAATATCTTTAATTACATTAAAATTGATACACTTATTTAATTCTTCAATATAATCTTCAATAATAGAATATACATCACTTGCTACCAACTCAAGATTTAACAAAGCCGTTGCGTAGTTAGAGCCACTTGATTTTGAACCACCATATAACGCTGACGGAGAAAAGCCAAAAGATTCAGCAACATCATCTTTTATTGACTTCTCATTCTTTTCGTCAAATAAACTTGTGTCAATAGTCAGTTTATTTATTTGAGTACCTGCTGCCAATGACAAGACAGAAGCTCTCTGTGTGTTAGGTTTCTGACTAACGGCACCTTTTAAGGCTTCGTGCTGTTTAATTTGCTGTTCCTCTGTTAATACGCTTTTTCCTGTACCGTCATTACGCATAGGAAATACTTGATATATCAAATTATTATTAATATTTGAGAGAACACCTCTCTTTGTATCAATGAAATAATTAGCATATAAAATTTCATCTAATGAGGTTAAAGCTAAAGGAACGCCCCATTTATCTCTTAAAGTATTGTTAATAGCCGTATATATTGTTTTACGCCAATCTAATACAACCCAATTTCTGCCATTATTACCTGTTTTATCCCAAATATTATAAGCTCTTGAAATTTCTTTTGGCATTGTAAGTAATTGCCTTTTAATTTCATTCTCGGAATAGCAATCTTTGAAATATTCTAAATTAAAAGCTATGACAGGTACACCATTATATCGTGAAACTAATTGACAATACTCGTTAGGCAAAGAATATATGTTTACATCATATTCAGTGTTATTTTTACTGTTGATTTCACCAATTAGTTGAATATCAACATCACTCATATACTTATTCACACCTAATGCTTTTCTTGGAGTTGCCTCAAAATAATAATAACTTGTACCACCAATACATACTTTCTTTGTGTTATCCCTAATTTGTTTCTTATATCTTATTTGCTTTAAAACAGCATTGTATTTTTCCTTGTTTTTAAGAAAACTCTTTGTGTTACTTTTACCCTTTGGAGAGTGTAATACATAACTCAAATAGTGCATTGAAGCCATTTTGTTAATGCCAGATTTAATTGCACCATTAGTGTTATACGCCCATACACCTAATTTATAAGCACTCATTGGATATTGTTGTGGCGAAGAGACAATTGTTTCTACTTGCTTTAAGGAATATCCCAAAGCCGAAGCTAAAGAATTTCTACAATCTTGGCTACCGCAAAAACCAACAAAACTATAAAATCCGTCAATAAATTCAGCCGAATTTAATTCAGTATTATTGTTCTGCGTTTCAACAGAAGTGTTAATTTCGTTGTTTCGTTTGAACAATTTATCAAAAATTCCTATAATCTCACCACCATTCTTTAATTACACAAAGGAACATAATTGTTCACAGAAGTTCCTCCTGCTAACTCATAATCAGACTTTCTTCTCAAATGATACAAGAAATGACCTAACATAATAAAAGTATAGAAACGGTCATCGTGCATTTTGTTTTCTTTATCTTTTGGGAGTGCATATATAACATTTTTACTTGAATTATTCGTAAAACGATGAATTGAAGTAATTTCACTTTTTAAAGCATCAATGTTTAAAAGTGCATTTTCTTGCTCATCAGTAAGAGAAATATCTTTATAAATTTCTTCGTTTTCTTTGTTTTCATCATTTTCATAAATTCTTATACTGCCATTACCACTATATTCTTTAGGGAATTTTATTAAATCCATTGATAACATTTCAAGCGTTTCTTCGACCATAATGCGTTTCATTGCACGAGGGTCAATAAGTTCAACTTTATCTAAAGCGTTTGGATAAAGCTCATCATAATTTTCATACAGTTTATAATCTTGGTCTATTAATCCCTTGTGTTTCTTTCCAGACTTATCTTCCCAATCTCGCAACAGACGGTCACCATATTGCTGACCGCCACCGCCAGCACCAGAGTCAATTAACAATTTATAAATAAATTCATAATCAGGAGCATTACCATTATAATCAACTAACATTTGCCTGATTATTTCAATCTGCTTATTTGAGTCAAGTTTATATCCATGTTTATTACCAATATCTACCAAATTTATACAATTAACAATTCGACCATAATATCCGATTTCATCATCAAAACAAATTTCCATTACAGTAACGACACTGTTATCTATTGTTCTTGCCGGGTCAAATGCAAGAACATACATATGTTTACTTTCTCTAAACAAGACAGGAAATTCAAATATTGAATTTCTTACAACGGTTCCCATTTTGATTATTTGATTCACACCGCCATCAACAATTGGTTGATTATAATATTCTCTTAATGCCTTTATACGATTAACTTTTAACGCCGCCTCTACTTTGTCCATAGTCAACAAAGGAGTCCATTTTTGCCCCTCTATATAAACTTCTATAGCAGTTGTACAATCCATATCACAACAGAAATAATTTCTATCTCCAGCAATCATCCGCTTTGCAAATTCCTTATAATGCTTATAGAAAATTGTTGTTGTATCATTCTGAGAAGAAGCATAAACCAACTGCGTAGGGCATTGTCTTTTTTCGATTTTAGGCGAATATGTATCTTGTGTAGATGTTTTAAAATCTGTATTCTGAGTTGCAAAGGCTTCGCAGACAGCTATCAGTTCATCGTTACAAAAAGCAGCTTCATCAAAAAATACAAGTGTTGCACGCCTACTTCTTGTGTTATCTGGCTTTGAGTTAAGTGTACAAATCTGACTGCCATTAAAAAATTCAACGGAATATCCACTTGAAAGATGAGAAAAACCTGTTTGTGACGGAGGCTTGATAACAATTTCATTCTTTACAATAGGCTTTAAACTTTTTATCGAGTTAGCTGTTTTACCTGTATTGAGAATAATCTCCTCAATCTTTGAAAATGTCTCTTTTGCCTGTCCACCAACAGACGATATAATATAAATAGACTGATTCTCATAAAGAATAGCTTTTAAAATTATAAATATTGAGCCAAGGAATGATTTGCCAAAGTTTCGACTACAGCACCAGACAGAATGACCTGCGTTCCAAGCAGATTGTAAAATATATTTTTGGCTATCAAGTAGCTTAATGCCTAATAAATCTTCGCAAGCAATGCAAGGGTTCTTTCTGTAAAACTCAATCATCTTGGCATCAAGTTCAGCAATTCTGCGTTTTCTCTCAGTCATAATCAGTCTGGTTTTACTCTGAATCATTTATTTCGCCCTTGTTGCTCTTTTGAATTTTCTTTAATTCAGTTAATTCAGCTTTAATTTGTTTGTTGTTTTTATTTAGTTCTTCAATTTTTTCGGTCAAATTAACAATTTTAACATTCAACAGTCTATTCTTTTCAAGTTCATCATCTAATTGCTTGTCTTTTTGAACTATTAATTCTCGCTGAATATCAAACATTTCTTTCTGGTCGCTTTCGTCAAAAAAACCATTTTTACGAATAGCTTTCATTGACTGTTCTATAGCCCATAGACTACCCTCGGATTGTAATTGTTTATAATAATTCGTTTCAGCAGCATCAAAATTTTTTTCTCTTAATTCACGCTGTAAATATGTAAAAGTACCTTTACCAGCTTTTTTATTACTTCTATTCTTTACAGAAATTTCATTTTCTTTAGCAATTTTATCATTATTACCAACCTTAGCTGTAATAATGTCGCTAAGTGCTTTAATTTCACCTGACTCGGTTGTTGGATTAAGTGCTGCCATTTTAGCGTTGCATTTCTGTATCATTTCATTATTTATAACAATCTGTAAAATCTGAGATTTTTTATAAGCATCATCTTGAGTTTCTTCATCAAGAAAATCTACAAGAGTGTTATATAAATATTTCCTGCTTTTTTCTTGAAAGTCATCGGCAGGGAAAGGGTCATAGCCATAAACATCTATAACCATTTGCCTATTTTGGTTTTCTTCTTTACTCCATTGCCCTGCACTTGTTTGGTCTACAACCTTAATGGTTGTTTCACCTAACTTGCCTTCGACAACACTTGTAATAAAGGTTTTACCTCTATATTGCACATTATTTAGAAGTCTTGCATAAACACCAGCACTAAAAGTATCTCTATCTCTCATAACACTTTCGTAAAGAACTTCATCATAATACCAATCCATAACTGAACAAATAGTTATTAAAGCCATTCTTTCAGACTTATACTTTTTGTTTGCCTGAGTGTATAAATCCTGCAAGCATACAGAACATATGTCACCATATCCTGAATTTCTTTGAAAGTATAAAGATTGAGATGATTTATAAAAATTGCCCTTAGCGGTTTTAAACGATTTACCACATAATCGGCAGTTATATGTAATTGACAATCTTGGATTTAGAACATTTACGTTTGCCAACTTATCACCGCCTTATCTTTGTATATAAACAAACTTAAAACAAGGAGCTTATGCGATAAGCCATCACCCCTTGTAATAGAACTATTATGTTCTTTTTTTACACTAACTACTCGAAGCAAGACTTTTAGCAACGCTATTAATAGATGATTCACTTAATTGGATGTCATACAAACATTCAATAGTCTTATTTGGAGTTGCTACTACAATGAACTGTTCCGCTGTATTTGACAGCCTCTTTTGTATAGCATAATTATCAACACCAGACATACAACCACTCTGTACGACTTTAGTATCATAAATTGATAACATAGCATTACTATGTCTATGTCCTATCAAAATGCCGTCAGGTTTAACGCCTGTCATCATTGTCAAATTCTGAACTACGCTTATTGGATTATCATATGTACCGTGAACCGCATACCATAATTTATCATATACTTTAAAACACACCATAGTGTCATCCACTGAATTTTCGGTATAAATATGCACATTTTTATAATTCTGTAAATTTGCTTGCATATAAAACGGAACAAGAGAATCAAGTTCTTCACCTTTTAGAGAATCTTCTTTATCAGCCATAACCCTTGAATGATTACCACTAACTGAATAAATACTAATATCCACAAACTGATTAGCAAGGTCTCTTACAAAATTAGATAAGTAAGTAGAGATTGTTTTTATTTGCCTAACTACATCTTCATTATTCTCTAATCGTAAATTGCGGTGAATAATACCACTAATCAAATCACCACCAAGAACAATAACAGCATAATCAGACTTGTGTCGTTCTTTTATTTCACATATCTTATTAAAATATTCCTTTAACCTACATATAAGTTCTTTTGTATCATAATTATTCCAAGCATTTTTGCAAACCACACCTGTATGAACATCACTTACAGGGATAATCAATGTTGACGAGTCTTTTATACTTAAATTATTTTCTCTTACACACACTTCGTCACATATAGGTTCAACATTTTCGTGAATAATCCTTTTAACAAGGTCTGCGAAACTTTCTCGTCTTGATTCTTCTCTTTGCAATCGCCTTAGTTCATTGCGTTCATCACGAATTTTATATTTTTCATTTTCAAGTTCTCTGCGAGCCTGTTTTAATTCCTCAAGATACTCACTATTATCAGCCTGTTTTGCTTTTAATTCGTCCATTTTACCAAGCATATACTTATAGATAGCATATCCGCCAAATTCAGTATTTTGTGCTTTTCTTAAACTATCTCTGTGAATTTTTAACCCCAAAGCATCTACAATGTCTTGCCATTCTAAATCGTCAGGTCTTTGGTCTAATAAAATACCGATAAGCCTGATACCATAGTCTCGCCAATTTTCATTAGGCAACTGCTGATACTTTGTGTCAAGCATATCGGTTAAATTTCTTTCTATTAAATTTATTAGAATTATATCTTGTCCTCAATGTTTTATTCGCAATTTCATTTGTATCTTTAATAAGTTCAAGATATTTTCTGATTTCGGGGCAAAAATATTTATGTCTCTTTGATTTTTGGGCTACTGTTCTTCTAAGTTCAGCCATTGGATATTTTGCCCTGATTTTAAGGCTTTCTTCTTTTGTAATTGGAAATATAATCAATCACTCTTTCATATTTATATTTTGGAAAAAGAAAGTGTAAATAGGGGAGTTATTACACTCTCTTCTCCATATCCACTTTTTAACAAAAGCTAAAAAATGGCTTAAATACTAGGGCTTTCGGGTGTCGCACCTTGAAAAATCTTAGTTTTTTGCCGTTTTTTGCAAAAAAATTAAAGAAATTACATTAATTATTTTCCTTATACTTATAAGAAAAATCATATAATCTCACAATCTGATTATCTGCATTTGCCTTACATTCTTCAAGTTCAAACATTTTTTCTTGATTATTCCTTATTAAATCGGCAAAATCCATATTCTTATACGAGAACATAGCAGACATAATCAATGAAGAATAACTTTTATGTGTAGGTTTTTCAATTAATGAAAAAAGATAAGTTATAGTTTTATGAGAAATTTTAAGTGAATTTATGTATTCAATGCAATCTTCTTTAATATTTTCAACTATACCTACACAATCTTTATACGAAAAAGATTCATCATTCTCACTATCAGTGTTCTTTCGATTTCTATACATTACCCAAAATGAATTAATTTCATCTTTTGTATCTTGAATTGCCAATAAAATTCTTTCAACCTGTTCATAATACACTTGTCCTTCAATTTCATTAAGAGGCTTAAAAATTTCAGAAAAACTTAAATCTTGTTCATTGTTTTTTATACGAGAAACTTTATTTAAAGCAAGTTCTATGTAATCCATTGTAGTATGATACAGTTGATAAACCTTATTATTATTTCCATATCCCTTATATTGGTCTAAATACTTAAAAAAGAATGGTCGTATATATTTTTTATTATCATCATAAATTGCATATTTGGCTTTTAGTATATTCAACTCTTTTGTATTATTTGCGGGATTTTCTCGCTTTGCTGAGTCAATTTCGAGATTGCTCATAACATCTAATTGAGCAATGTCAGCATATAACTCCTGCACTATACTTGATTGAATATCATTACCTTGGTAAATTAATTCCCAAAGTTTTGAATTTAACTCTTGAGATAAATTTATAATCTCACCAATCTTATTAGTTCCTGTCTTTATATCAAGGTCGGCTTTATCTTCTGGTGTATATCTTCTTTTACACTCTGTACTTTCAACTAACTTTGTCGGTACAAGGAAATTATTATAATTCCTCATAGCAGAATCAAATAATATTTTATTATCCGTCAACAAAATTGTATCTGAGTCAAAATCACAACCAGATAATTGTTCTAACAGATTATCACCAATACTATTAACACAAACTATTTCATTGCTTAAATTGAAATATCTCTCAATATTTTCATTTATTTCATTTTTGCAACACAAGATATTTCCCATTGTAATATGTGGAGACCTACTACCTAACAAATTTGCACCGTTCTCAAACATTTTACAGTGAACCGTTCCACTTTTAATTTCACTTATCCCATTAAATTTTCCGATACAAGACTTTAACATCTCTAAAGGATTTCCAAATAAAGTTGAATAATTGCCGTGAACTAATATATGACCTTTCCTACAGTTCTTAACAAAAGCTTTAACAGTTTCATTGCGAAATTCTTTATACATTTTTGTTTTGCTAAATTTACTATTTAATCCAAGTAGGTAATATACAATATCGTTTTTAGTAACAAGACTTCTGCTTTTACTATAATCTGGCATTAAGTATTTTAAATGATACCTAAAAACCATTTCATTTGTTTTAAGCAAATTGATATATTCAAGTGTAGGCTTTAAAAACTCTTTTACTTCTTTTTCACTCATTTGTAAAGTGTTAAGTAGCTGATAATGAGTTTGTACCATCCTACCGTCAAAGTAGTGTGTGGGTTTTTCGTGTTTAACAATTCCAAACTGTGGTTCAATAGTCCATAACCAATCTTCCAATTTGCCAAATTTTAAGTATTTAATACTACTTGGAGTGGTAATTAATTTTATTTCAGACAAACTTTTTGCTTGAGTATAACCTTTTAATTGTGATATTTCAGTAATGTCATTATCCTCAAACCATTTTTGTATATTTGTATTAAAACAAGCTGATTTAAAAAATCTTGTTCTCAAAAGTAACATACCATAATTTTTATACCGCTCTCCAAATTTACTTACATCCAACAAAGACTGTCCGTCAAAAATACTGTTTGCCATATTAACTTTTTGAGGAGATGTAGTTAAACGGCAGCCTTCATTAATTTTTGTCGCCATACAATTAATTGTAAATTTACTTTTATAATCATCAATTACCAATATTTCGTTAGGATAAATATCAACCGTGTCTATAATTGAAGAAAGTGTCAAAGCCATATATGGTTCAAGACTTGCCAAATCACAATCGCTACCGTTTTTTATATCCAAACCGCACAGACTCCACTTGTGCATTTTTTTATAAAGTTTTTCGTCTATAAACAAACACTTTCCAACTCGACTACTTCCACTACTTCTTTTAAAACGAACATATTTAATACCGTCACACACAAAACCCTCTTTGTACAATGACTTGCGAATATCCGATACCGTGTTGAGTGTTTTAAAATTTCCCTTAACCCTATAAACTTTTAATTCGGAATCATAACAAAAATATTTTCCTAACAAATCTTGTGACAGGGGAGAGGTCACAAGATAATCAGTAGTAATATCTTTTTCTTTAAAATTTTTTGAAACAGCTTTTATTGCTATAAGTTTACCGTCTTTTATACAAGCATTATCATTTAACTCAATTTCATATTTGCTATACCCAAACTTGACATACAACCCAAAACCAACATTGTTAAATTCTTTATTGCTATAATCAAAAGTCATATTAATAATATGTTTGCTGTATTTTTTTTGCCCTATGTATTCAAAAAAGCGTTTATTTCGGTAAACTTCTTTGTGAATGTCTATCATTTTAATTAAATCCAAGCTATAATCAAAAGTAGCAAGGAACTTCTTTATATTCAAATCTCCATTTCTGTCTCTTAGTGTATAACCATTCATTTGCTTGTTAATATTGTGATTGGCTACATACACATCTTTTCCGTCAAGTAACGGAATATTTACAGCCTCAATATCAGGCTTATAACAATTACCTTGATATGTTATGCTGTAACACCCCTAAAATAATATATTAAATATCACTCTCCTAAAGTATTAAAATTTAATTTTACTGCTCAATCAAAGGATAAACGCCCTCTTTTTTAAGCGTTTCATAAATAAACAATCTACCCTTTTGAGTCCAATAAGTATGCGTTTTAATGTGTTTTTCACCATTACTGTTAGTATAATAACTTGTTTTAGTGCTTGTATATCCATTTTCAGCATACTTCTGATATAAAAGCCAAATACTCTGACCTGACTTGCCCTGCTTGAACTGTATTTTTAATTTATGTAAAAATTCATTCAACCAAATAGCCGATTTACCATAATCTTTAGCAATAACTGTTATAGGAACAAGGTCTTTGCAATTAAGAATTATATCGTAATAGCTTGCCTTTGGTTTAAGTTCGGCAATTTGTTGATTTTGAACTGCAATAGTTTGAGCAAGAGTTTTATTTCTTTCTCGTTCCTCTTTTAATGCAGTAAATGCTTTGATAGCCAAATCAGGATTTGCAATAAGTTCATCAGTAGCGTACAAACCTGTCCTACGAATTGACGGTAACACTTCTGATGTAACCCAACGCTTAAACTTTTTGGCATTTGGCAATTTACTTGAAAGGATAAGACTGTACAATCCGCTCTCGTTAATCAAAGTCATCTGCTGTATTCCACCAAGGTCGCCCTGAATTGGGGCATCCTTTTTATCCTCGTCATCTATATGCTTTGCAATAGCATTTCTTGGCTTTGCATAACCAAGCACCTCTGCCACATCTTTACCAACAAAATATGGTTTACCTTCAATCTCTAATGTTCTGACTCTTGAATTTTCAAAACTCCAGACTCTTAATTCATCTGCATTATTCAATATAAATATCACTCTCCTAATTTTATTATTATTTTTTTAAACTAACTTACTGTAGCAGACGAGCAGAACCAAATGCCACATAATATCTTCGAACAATTCACCAAATGTATCATAATGATTTATTCCAACTTCATCGCCTTGACTGTAATCTAAATGTGTATAGACAATATTAGACAAATTATAATTACAACTGGTAAAGAACGCTGATGGCAATTCTGAAACCATATTGGCTATAATATTACTTGAATTTATGTAACTATGAAAAACCTTGTTTCCTACATCAGTAAATAGTTCTTCTTCATTTTTATCTTCCTCACAAGTCACTTTGCCAAACTTATTATTCCACAACGGAGGATTGAAGTTTTCAAAATTTGTAGCTTTAAATGCTTTAATTAAATCCTCTATTAATTCATTGGTAGGTAATTTAAAATCATACCATTCGCTATTATTAATCGGACAATATACAAACCTTTCTGATTCTGGAATTTCTACTTTGTTCAAAAGTGCTTTTACATAAATAGTCTTTGCGATAGACACAATCGCTTTAAAAAGACCGAAAAAGACCGATATATCTTTCGACCTCATTATCAAAATAAAGCAAATCTTCAAACTCAAAAGTCCATTTACAATTTTCATCACATTGTACTTCAAATACATACAAATGCGTTTTGTTTAAATCATAATCTGTGTACACAGTTCCTTGGTCTGTATATCCACACACAAAAGGCTTAACCGCCGATGATGTAATCATTTTTAATCATTCCTTTCTGAATCCATTTTTGCACCGCAAATAGGACAATAATTTAAAATAGAACAATAATTTACGCATATCGTTTCAGGTATGTCATCAATATCTATTAAAGTATTACAATTAGAACACTTCAACTTGTATTTATACTCAATCCACTTTGCGTGTTTAATCTCTTGCATATCACACACAGTTGCTTCGTTGGGTTTACTACCGTCAACTTCAATAATATGCTTAACTGTTTCGGCATTTTTCTTTGAATTAAATAACAATAATTCAGTAGTAAAATTGCTACCATTATAATTGGGTATGTCCAACGCATAGTAACCGCAAATATCACGGATTTTTAATTTATTACCCATTTATCTTCATTCCTCCAGCAGTTCTGGATTATCAACAAACAAACTTTTCACATTGTTGCTTTTTTCAAATTCCTCAAGCTCCTTTTCTTTGAGGGATAACTTTTCACGCTCAAAATAAAATATTACAGGTTCTTTTATTTCTCTGATTAAGCCGTATTTCTTAGCCAATCTAAAAATAAAAACCTTTTCCAGTCTTGATAGTATTTTACCTAATTGCTCTCTAAAATCTTCAACCGACATTGTAGATTTATAAAAATTACACATTCTGCAAGCAGGATTATAATTTTCAATATCGTTTGCACCGTCATACCAATACACGCTCTGTATATGGTCAACTTGCATTTCCTTTAACGCAAGTTCACAACCACAATAAGCACAATGACCATTGTATTTTTCGTAAACTTTTAATCTTGTAGATTTTGATATATGCTTTCTATTACTCATTCTATATTACTCCTTTATAAACTGTCTTTAAACAGTTGCAAACAACAATTTATTTAACAAAAATTTCTGACCCTTGGGTGTTACAACCGTTTGAGTTTGCAAATGAGGAACCCCATCCTTATCTACAAACAAATTCTCTTTAATCTTAAACAATCCTAACTCCATTGCCTTTTGAGTTGGTGAGTTCTTATTATTTCCACCTCTAATAAGATAACCGTTCTTTCGTAGAACCCCAAACAATCTGTTTCTACCAATAGACTTACCGTTTTGCTTTGCAAGTTTGGCTAAGTCACCGATAGTAATAGTTTCAGTCGTATTAAGTAATGTTTTAGCAAATTCTACATTAGGCTTGTCTCGCTCAATCTTTTCAGTAAGCCGTAAATTTACTGTTGTTATTTCATCTATTTTCCTATTAGCAAGTTTTAAAGCTCTTGCCATAACCAACTCAGGCGTATTCCACTGTTCTTCAATTTTTAGAAAATACTGTCGAAACTCTTTTCCTTTATCAGACCTCTGTAGCATACAGATTTCTTTCGCCATTGGAATAGTGAGTTGGTGGTCTGTTTGTGTCGTTTCATTTCCTTGAGCTGTATTCCATTTTTGGAAGATAGCTTTGAAGTCAATTCCTTCAGTAAATCCATAGCCGCACATACGCTTAAACCAAGTCGTATAATTACTACTTACACCCAAAGCCTTATGTAACTCTCTACCTAAAACAGTAGGCTGTTCTTCATTGTAATTAATATTGATTATTTCATTCATTATCTTATTATTCCTCACTTTCTTTTATTTTATATTGCTGTATCTCGTTTTCTGACAAGGTGACACCATCGTCAACCAACCTTGAACAGTATGGACACTCACATTGTATAGTAAAACCTGTTATTTCATAATAACAATTATATTGAGTAACTGCGTCATATTCTCGACAGTTTGCTATAAACTTACAACCACAGTTAGAGCAATGAAACTTTCTTAACTCTAACTTGTCAGGATTCCCTTGCTTGATAATCGTCAAATCTATATCTCCAATCTATATGTAATTAATCTATATCATCAAATTCAGCAATTACGCTGTTGTAAATGCTCTGTCTTTCTCTAAGGCTCTGCTGATATTCCTTTTCTGCCAACATATCTTCATCAGCAATATTCCAGAAATCACATTCTAAGCAGTTCTCCTTGCAAACATCGCACCATAAGCACTTTCTGTATCTGTTCGTAATTCAAAATTCCTTTCATCTTAATATTCATTTATCACAATCCTTTCTGACCTTGTTTTTTCTCAAATTTATGTGAACAATTTGGCTTGTCTTATTACTAAATACATATATTATTCTTCTCCAAACTCACCATCACTTTCTGCTATTTCTTTCTGTAATTTTTTCATTCTTCTTTTTTTTAACTTTTCTACATATCTATCAAATACATAATCCAAATATTCTTTATTCTTAGGCAATGAATACATATTTTTATAAAATTTCCCAATATGTTTATCCCATTGACTTCTTGAATATAAAATACCATTATCTCTTAAAAGGTTTATATGATTTAAAATACCATTTTGAGTCATCCCTGTCATATTGCTAAGATTTTTATAAGACAACCAAGCAATTTGATTGTTAAAGTATTTTGTACGCTTAGACATAAGAAATGTCATTGTACAAAACAATTTCAAAACCAACACAGAACTAACTCCATTTATTTGACTGCATTGTGGCAACCAACTATTATATATAGAGGTTTTGTCCTTCTTTGATTCACCATTAAAGAATGGTCTAAACAATAACCTTATATATTCATCTGATAATTTAAAACCTCGTGTATCAATTTCTTTATTGAAAATGCGATTATGCCTACCTATGAAATCAACCTTACGCTTTTTTGAATATCCTACAGAAGTGATATATCCATACTTCTGCATTTCGTATAATCCCTCATAAAAGTAACTTTCCATTTTCTTTAAATGAATCTCATTAAAATCAGGGAACATTTCCATCAAAGCAAGTCTGAAATTAAACTTTGAAACAAATTCCTCAAATCTGATTAAAGTTAGATTAATTAATTTGGTTTTGTTCTCATCATTTTCAATTCTCGCATAATATTTTTCTATGACTGTCAAAGGATAATCAACCTTGATTAAATTATAAATAGGTTCATAGCTCCTCAACCTTTCATCAGTTCGATTTTTTATCAAGGACTGCCTCGATAAATGAAGTTCATATTTTGCTCCGGCTTTCACATAGTTAAAACTTTTCTGAATAATATAATACGCTAACAAAAGTTTCTGATTGCAGCTTTTGCTTATGGGATTAATCAATGAACTCTTATCTATAATAGTCATAATTGCATTTTCACCGTCAGGTTTCCAAAAATAAATAATTATCAGCTCCCTTTTACTTCTTTTTTTACTTCTTTTTTATTTACAGCAAACAATTACAATGAATATTTGCTATTTTTATATGCAGATATTGTAGAAATATTTTAAAAATGAGATTTTACGATATTTTATTTGGAAAATATAATATATTATATATAGGCTTATATATAGGCAAGCTCCTTGACTTTATATATTATATATTAATTTATATAAATAATTAATTAAATATATTAATATAGAATAATTATTAATCTGTAAGATTAATAATTATTCTTTCTTTGGTTCTTTCTTTATAACTCAAATAAAAAAATAAAAAATAATCTCAAAAAAAATAAAAAAATAAAAAAACATAAAATGAGTCACCGTAAAGTAAATATTAACTTGTCAAGGAACACAAGAATGTATGCAATGTAATTGTTGAGTTCGCTTTTTACAAAAGCGGAATGAAAAATATTATGGACAACCCTGAAATGGTAAGTCCATAAAAACAATTCAGTCGTTGTAAAAAGCGAAATAAATTACATTTTAATTATACACAACGATATATAAAAAGTCAAGAGAAATATTAAAAAAATCTGAAAAATATTTCCAAAGTGTCAAGTTTAATATTGTTAAGTGCCAAATTGGCACTTTTAGGATTAGCCGGAAAGAGGATAATAGTGTGTTATCTGAGCATAAGCAGAGAAATAAATGTCAGTATGAAATAAACATACATATGTAATAGAAAAATTTGACCTATAAAACGAGTTTATGAGTTAGGAATGAAATTATACTCTTGAAAGGTTATAAACGCCTTACAGGTCAAATAAATACATATAAATAGTATATTCACTTATTAGATACGCTTGTCAACAGTAAACCGTTATTGTATTATACCTTTAAATGGCTTAGAATTGACCTGTATTGAATTTTATGCGTTTATGCATGGAATTATATTAATTACTAAAAAATGCAATACAAGTCAAATGAGAGTATTTTAGGAATAGGTGGATTAATGTAATCGTAGTCTTAGTTAAGTTTTTACCGAAGTTAAAGCGAGGAATTAGTTTATGGCAAGCTACATAAGAAGTATGGCGTTAAATTAATTATTTTTGATTATTCGTCAGCAAGCTGTCTCATAATAAAAAATAATTAATTTAACTTTGGCGTACCCAAAATTCGCAAAGCTCATTTTGTTTACGCTGACAAAAAGATATTGAGATTTCTGTTTTAGGGGAATGAGTTTATGGGTGTAAATCAGGAATATAAAAATATGTAATAAGTTAGGATGTATAATAAATCATTGGTAACAAACCTGTAATATTTATAACATTATTTAATGAAATGTTTAATGAAATAAAAATAGCCTGCTGATTTATAGCAGACTTGAGTTAATGTGGCTATTGAATTGTGGGGGTATTATTTTGATATTTTTGTTTATGCAATATTACTTTAGAAGATAACTTTAAGCAAATATTACTTTAAGTAAATTTATTAAAGTAAAATATGATATTTTATACAGTCAGTAATATAATAAATTATTTAAAACGAAAACGATAATAGGTTTTTCAGTTCACCGAAAGGTGTTTTGGGAATATGAGCGTAAGTTTTAAGTTGGATAAGTGTGTAAATATGGGATAAATCCTATATTTTTGTAAGGTTTAAGGTATTGAATTTGAGGCTGTATTAATGAGCGGGAATTTAAGGTATTTGTGGTTTAGGTCGTTTTGGCTATTTTTGAGGTAGTTTGAATGGGTTTGGATAGGATTGTATTAGGGTGATAAATGGCTATTTTATGCGGTTTTTAGGTAATAGGTGAGGGGATTGAGATATGGGTGTTTTGGGGTGGAATCAGGGTTTAGGTGGTTAAAAAAATAGGGCTGAAAACGATTTTTATGGGTTCGATTCGGTAGATGAGTTCGATGGTCTTTTAAGAACTACTACGCCCTTTGTTTCAGATTAGAAGAGTTGCTAAAATGTAAAATACCCCCCTATGTTAGTTAGTGGTAGGTAGTAGGTAGGGCGTTGAGTTATGCGGTATATCGGGGTGTGTTTTAGTGATATTTGATATTGTAAAAATGGCTTGAATACTGCATTTTTTGAAGCTTTACAAGAAATGAAAAGAGCTGATAAAAGTCTGCAAAAGCACAAAAAGCGGACATTTGGAAAAATGGGTACAAGTTAGAGATTGCAAGATAGACGGCTATATTTTTACTATTTTTGTGGTATTTATGGCAAAATAGGGCAAGGATAAAATTTAACAAAAAATCATTGAAAAGCGGGTGAAAAAGCGGTAAAAATTGTATTATTCAGCTAAAATTAATAATCGTTCTCATTTTGAGACTTTGTTAAAATTTTAACAAAGTTGTTCGATATCAAACAATTAACATTCTAACTATATTGTTAAAAGTTTAACAAACTTCAATCATATAAAAATAGTTCGATATCAAACTAAATCGTTAAACTTTTAACAATATATCCGGCTGTACGCTCATATACTCATTTACGCTTTTACGCTCACGCTCATATATCAATAATCATTCAGTAATCAGCTAATCAACGTTCATTCAATCAGCTTTAATCATTACAATATATTAATTGCATTCTTGTAACACTTATTACAATTACACTTATTACAACTACATAGCTGCATCAATCTACCCACACGCAAAAATGCCTTTTAAACGCTCTGTATTGGCTTAAATAGTCAAGCAATATAATTTACTCTAATAGACTATAAAAACGCTTATAAAGGCATTTAAAAGGCAAATATAAGGTATATAGTAAAAGTATACATCAATCAATTATATTTTTCTCACGCAAGCAAGCATTAAAAAATTGTGTATATGTTAAGTCGTTTTTGCTCATATATGCGTCAATCTGTTCACTGTCTTTTAATTTTACATATATTGTCTTTTTCTTGTATGTTTTTGCTGCATATTTGGCGTTAGCTTTAATTCTTGCTGCTGAATTTTTTCTATTATTGTCAATCATTGCAAAAACCCTCTGATTTATAGTATATTTTTATCTTTTGTATTTTTGATTTGTTATATTTTAGCATAAAGCGGTACTAAAAATGTAAAATTTTACTGTTTTTGTGTATATTATCCAATTATCATATGTAATGCAGTATTGTATTTCGTCATTTAATATCTTGTAATACTGCATTACATATGATATAATAGTGTCAACGAAAAGAGATAAAAAAGCAAAAAACAAATACATAATATCTCATATCGTTATTGTAGAAATTCAATTGTTACAACTCACAACACAAATATTTTAAACATTTTAATTGTGTTGCGTAAATCAAAAAAATGTTCGTACTTTGACAATTAAATGAACTTGCAACAGTTTGAGCCTGCACACATCTATACATTAGTATAGTAGTAGTGCCTCTAAAGTCCTTAGACAAATTATATCAAAATTCGCATAAAGAAAAATAGTAACAAATGTGCTATTGAATGTATGCGACCGGCGATATGTTGAGCCTTTGAGCTTTAAGCCCTCAACGAAGAAAGCTATTACTATACCGTCAATGGGTGAAGTGTACCCTTCAGGATTGTTGGTACTCAAGTCAAACCTTTATTTTTGATTTTAACTTTATTTTAACTTTTTAGGCGATTGCACAAAATAGTAATAATAATTATAGCGTTTATTTTGTGTAAATTGCATAATTTGAAAAGCTGATTTTGTGCAATCTATAAAAAGTTAAAATGCTCTTAATGTGTAATTACCATAATTATACATTAAATACATACAAAAGTCAAGAAATTTTTTTAAAAGGTGGTAAATATATTATGTTAACTGTAAAAATTGACGAAGATAAAGTTCTGGATTTATTGATGGATAGAGTCGCATATTTGACGGATGACGAAGATGTCCAAAAACTTTATGAGCAAATGTACGAAAACTATATATTTAGCGGATGCTTTGACGGGATAGACTTTGACATAAATTTAATAGTTGATAATGATTATATTAATTATTGCAAAGTTATTTGTGAAGGTGATGCCGGATATACAGAAATTGACGAAATTTATAAAAAACAAGGGTTGGGGGATTGTAGCTGTGAAGCTGAAAACAGCGGATGCAGTTATATTGAAGCTGAATATAGAGGTATGTATTTAGTTAGATATTAAAAGAAATAAAGTCGCTGAAGAGTCTTTGAGAATTAAGACGAAACGCCCAAAAGGGCGTCCGGCTGAACGCAAGTCGAAAATCAAAAATTTTAAAAGGTGGTAAATAAAAATGGAGAAAATAAAAACAACTGCAAAGGCAATTAAAGAGAGATACAGAAAGTGTTATTCTGCCGGGTATGGTCAATTACAATTTTTGTTAAGGTATATTGAACCGCTGTATTACCACGCTGGCGTGTACGGTTGGGATTATGATGTCTATATAATTGATGATGTAGCAATTTTTACAGGCTATCGTTACCCATCAAGCGGTATAAAGCACATCCCGCATGAAATAGCGGAAAAATACGACAAGTACGCAAAAAAGATTATTGACGCAAATCACGGCAATAAGTATGAGTTTGTGTCAGATGTACTTAAAAATTTAATTAATGATATGATTACAGAATTAAATTAAGTCGTTGCATCGACTATAAAAAGCCGTTAGGATGCAAGCGTTCCGCCCGATATGGGCGGAGGTCGGGAAACCGAAAAATCAAAAATTTAATAAAGGAGTAATACATATGACAACAAAACAATTAATGAAATACGCTAACAAACAGCTTGAAAACTTTAACAGTGTTACATTTTTTGTCAATACAGGGCGATGGATAAAACCATACGCACCGAATGGTGAAAAATATGGCTTATGTTATATTAATACAAACAAGTTAATTGCCTCAGCTAATAATATTGACGAGGCTAAAGAAATGATTGACGATTATATCAATTATTATAAAGAAAGAGATACTTATTATAAGTCTGAAGCGAAAAAATACGGATATACTTATTAATCTAATAAAGAGTGACAAAGTACAAAAAGGAGACAACAAACTATGAAGTACAAAAATTATGAAGATTACAGAGCAAAAACTCAAAAAGAATTTAACAGCTTGCCGATTTTCTTTGCGTTCTCTAATGAGCAACTCAAAGAGGCTATGGAAGCAAGAGGACTAAAGGAAACAGACACAGACAAGATATATAGACTTGGTGGTGACGGTTGCGGCGGTTTTTATCTCAAAAGCGATGCCGATATTATCAGAGACTATATAAACAAGCCGGATGAGTTGCCTGACCTTATGAAAGACAAGGATTTTGCTATATCAGCGTTTGAATATGAAATGAGAAATCACGAATACGCCATTAATTGGCAAGGTGCATATGATGTATGTTCTTGCTTCGGTCATTGTAGGTACGGTGAAAATAAAGGCTATACAGACTATTTAAAGGAAATCGGATACTCAGACGATGTTATACAGTGTTATAAGGAAGCAAGAAAAAGATATTATAAGTATTGTGGCGAACACGACTTATTTTGATACAGAATAAAGGAGTAATACATATGATGACATTAAGAAAATTGACAGAATTAGTAAATCAGTGCGTGAACGAAAAAATTGAGATTGAAGAAATTGATGTTGACGCAAAAATCGAGTTTGAAGTTGAAAGCGACTTTGATGTACAAACGCTTAGCGGTGGTTATTATTTTAATTCTTTAACAGAAGCATATAACTATTTAAAAGAATCGCTTGATATACAAACTGACACTGAAGCGCTTGAATGTGACGATGCTCCCGCAAAAATCGACGGTTTAGGCTTGTATTTGCATTTTAATTCAGATGATATAGATGCAATTTGCATTGCATATTATAGCCGCAAAAGTGATACAGAGTTTATCGAAAGAATAAACACAGCTTACTAAACAAATACAGAGTGACCTACTCTTGACGGGTAGGGTAATGTAGCCAAAAGGCGGTCACAAGCCCGCAAAAATCTACATAATAAAAAATTTAAAATGGAGGAATTATTATGTCAATGGAAATAAGAAGTCCTTATAATAAGGGAACTAAAGCATATGAAATTGTCAGTAAAATTGTAAATGAATTTCCTGACAACTATTCTCTTTATACCCTGTACAGGGTAGGCAATAAGTGGTACTGGCTGACTAATAAAGGGTATTTACATATTTTAAGAGAAAGATTGGAAGTGACAGTAAATGACAACAGGTTATATAAAATAGAAGATTGCTACTTATCTAAGACTAATATTATAATAAATAAAGGATGTTTGGTGTCAGGGTTGTACTATAAATATGCTATTTTAAACAGGTTGAAACAGGGTATCAGTTTAGAGAATTTTATATACAGATTTAATTAGGAGAAATTATTATGAAATACGGTTATAAAGTTATTAGAAGCTTATCAATGGCAGCATTAAGACAATTATGTATCGAGCAGGATTGGTACACAAATGGCGACAATTACGATTATAGTAATATGCTTTTTAAGGCAAACAAAGAGGATATTACAAGTGACGATATTGTTGAAATTGCAACTGATATTATTGAACATAGTAGTAATTTGACTTTGGATGATTTTATGGAAGTATGCGATTTAATTTTGTCTAAATCTTATTCATTTATAAGTGAGATATAAGGAAAAAGAGGGTACAAGGTTAGAAAACTATAATACAGAGCCGTCAAGCCGGCTATAAACAGTCCATTAAGGCTTGAGCGTTCGCCTGCCGTTGTGGTGGGCGAGGTTGGAAACAAACACACAATTCAAATTCAATTCAAATTCAAACAGATTTAATTAATTAGGAGGAGTTATTATGACAATTAGAGAATTTTTAGAAATGGCAACAGATACAACAACGGGAAATATTGTACTTTATAACTATGAGGAACAAGAAAATTTTTACGATGGGGAGATTGATACTTTAATTGAAAATGTTGACGAACATCCGGAATCGGAATTGGCTGTAATACTTAATAGCGAGTTACAACAATGGGATGTTTGTGGTGGAAAATTAAATATAAATTTTGAATGGCTTGATATATACGACAATAATCCCGAATTATTAAAAAGGCACTTAAATGAATAAGGGGAGGAAAATTCAAAATGTTTGTTGTGAAGTATCACGCAAAAGGACATAGGACGAAATATCTGGGAGACAAAAAGGAAGTTGTAAATAAAAGATATGCTATTGCTTTTGGTGAGGGCTTACGGGAACAATTCGAGCAGGTAGAGTCCGAACATTGCACTTTGGAATATATAAAGGTATCTGATACTGCCGAAATGATGTATAAAAATAGTTATATCAAAGTCGGAAACATTAAATGGTGATAAAACTAACATTTCATTGATATTAAGGAGGAATCACTATGAAAATAGAATCTAAAAATAAAATACTTAAATTATACGGTATAATTACAAATTATACCGATATGAATAGAAATGATGATATATCAAATATTGATTGGATTAGTCTAAATGAATCCAATATGCAAATATATACTATATATAAATTTAATATAAAAGAAACTTTTATATTAAAGAAACTTATATATAAATATGTAAATAATTATCAATGTGAATTGAGTAATGATGCCATTACTTATTTGCGTGATTTTATATCCTATCTAAATAAAATAACGGATTATGAATTGGAATTAGAAACGGCGGAATTATTACAAGAGGTGTAAAATATAAAGAAGTGTAAATTATCTCATTGGCGGAGAAGCCGTGATGTCGTGGAAAATTCGGAAACAGCAGAGGATTTAATGAACGGATTAAATAAATTAAATCTATTTGAGAAATTCTCTATTGACCGTGTAACAAAAAATTATGTAAGACTTAAAAGCATTGACTATTTTGGAAATGTTCTTTGGAAATGTTCATTATTTCAAAGCATATTTTTAACAAAATGTACCATCAGAAATATATTACAGAGCAGGAGGAAATTATTATGGATGAAATTAAACAGTATGTAGAAAACGCTATTACAGACGGCAGAGAGGTTACAAAGCACTATGCTAACAGATGTGACTATATCTTTATTAAAGAGGATGACGGTTGGATTAGCATTATAGATATAACATACGGTATATATAGCACTGTCATTCAGGCAAAGGATATGAAACACGCTTTAGAATTTATCGCATTAAGAGAGCCGTTAACTGTTCCGGTAACGATTTTGTAAAATATAAAAGGATGGTGTAATAATGAAAGTTAATATTGAATACTACTATAATCAGAAATTCTTACCGACAAAAAGGCATAAAAAAATAAGAGAACGACAAGTTAAAGACATTCTATCAGTGACTATTGTCGAGTTGAATGCTGATGTTTTCCCTGTTGCCTTTAGGGTACACGATATGCAAGCTGTTCAAGAGGGTATGACTTCCTACGATGATTACAGAAGCGAAAGTGCGATTTTTCGTATGTTTACAGAGGAAATTAGAACTTACAAGGGGAAACTTTATGTTCCTATTCGCATTACTCACGGTGCAGCTATCAGCACGGTATTTGAAGATGCAAGTTATGTAATTCACAACCTTGAACAGCTGACGAGAAAAAACTATTATTGCGATGAGAGTAAGGAATTTTCAGAAAGTTCTTTTGTTATCGAGGATAACAAAAAAGAAGTAATACAGATACTACGCAATTCCGCAAGACATTATATTTACTTTGACGGAAAGTTTTGGAACGTCTGTGGAGAGCCGAGATATGTTATTAACACTTTTGGGCTTGGTCATAATCATGGCGGTACAAGCCTCTTCATTGAGTACGAATATAATTCTAATATTTCAAAAAAGAACTATTTTAGTGCATTACAAAGAGACGAAGCTATCGCCTATGGAAAATCTGTTGCACTTGGTCGTGGAGATACCGAGTCCGTGGATGGAATTGGAATTGATGATATGATAGAAGTTGTTATACCAAAAATGGTAAAGGTGAGACCGAACAAGCAGCACGGTAACGGTTGTGAATTTATGAATATGATGGAAAGTGTTATTAGCAATTCTTCCAACAAGAACGAAGCAGGAATTTTATGTGTTGCATTGGCAATGGCTTCCACATAACAGAAAGTGAGAATTGAAAATATGGTTACTTGGAGTAAGGAAGCATTCAATGAGAAAATAAAAGGAGAGTTAGAGACGACAAGACGAATTGAAGGAACGAAAAACAATAATTATTCTTATTTTCTTAAAGGGACATGATGTCCCTTTAAGAATTAACACCGCTTTAAAGTGCTAAACAAAAAGTATCGAAAGGAACAACTTGTTCCTTTCGTAAACACCCGATAAACACTACATAATTTGGCAATACTAATTCTTAACTGAACAATATGTTCAATTAAGAATACAACAGAAAACAAGCAATAAATCTTTAAAGGGACAAGATGTCCCATTAAAAAATAGACATAAATTTCTAATTGGACAAGATGTCCAATTAGAAACATAACAAATAACAATCTTTAAAGGAACATTATGTTCCTTTAAAAAATCAAACAAAACTATCTAAAAGGACATTTTGTCCCTTTAGAAGTACAACAAATAACAATCTTTAATTGGATATTTTGTCCAATTAAAAAATACATATGAATCAAAAAGTAAATCAGAAAGGAAATTATATAGAAATGGAAAACACATTACAGACAATTCAGCAAAAAGAATTATTGCTGACTGAAACAAAGCAAAAGGAATTGAGAGAGCAGTATATAAACAGAGTAGATGTCTTAGAAAAGGTTAAAAGCCTTATTATGCTGCCCGATATTGAGCTTATGACGGTGGCTCAAGTAGCGGATTTTTACGAGGTTGATGTAGAAGCTATCCAAAAAGTTTACCAGCGTAACAGAACTGAAATAAAGGAAGATGGTGTTGTTGGTTTATCTTCTAAGTATCTAATTGAACATTTTGTTCAATTAGATGTTGTAAACCGTACTAAAACATATGCCGAGGTTGAATTTAAAGACGGCACAAAGCTGATTTTACCAAACAGAGGTATTAAAGCCTTTTCAAAACGAGCCGTATTAAGGATAGGTATGTTGCTCCGGGACAGCAAGGTTGCAAAGGAAGTCAGAACGCAACTTTTAAATACCTTTGAGGAAGCACCTGCCGAGGCTAAAAAGGAATTAATTGATGAAGGTGGTAAAGAAAATGATAAAAACAATTCGAGTGATGTTGTTCCCAAATAATAAGCAAAGAACTAAATTATTTCAATATGCTAATACTGCTCGTTTTGCTTATAACTGGACTTTAAGCAGAGAACAAGAAAATTATAAAAATGGTGGTAAATTTATTTCTGATGGAGATTTGCGAAAGAAATTTACACAGCTAAAGAAAACAGACGAATATTCATGGCTAAATGAAATATCCAATAATGTAACAAAACAAGCAATTAAAGATGCTTGCAACGCATACAAGAGATTTTTTAAAGGATATTCAAAATTTCCGAAGTTTAAAAGTCGCAAACACTCAACTTTATCATTTTATCAAGATAATGTTAATGTCCAATTTACAGATACCCATGTAAAAGTTGAAGGATTTTCCTCTTCTAAAAAGAAGAATAAGCAGAAATTAAATTGGATTCGATTAGTAGAACATGGGCATATTCCTACTGACTGTAAATACACCAATCCACGTATTAAATACGATGGTATAAATTGGTGGATTACGGTTGGGGTTGAATACGAAGAATCTACTAATCTACCATTAAATGATGGTATTGGAATTGACTTAGGGATTAAAGATTTGGCAATATGTTCTGATAATAATACATATCAGAATATAAATAAGACACAAAAAGTTAAAAAGTTAGAAAAAAGGAAACGTAGGTTACAACGTTCCATATCAAGAAAATATGAGAAAAATAAGAAAGGAGTAAGTTACTGTAAAACAAGTAACATTATAAAGAGTGAAAAAGAACTTTTAAAACTAAATCACAGACTATTAAATATTCGTCAGAACTATTTACATCAGACAACATCCGAGATTGTAAAACGAGAACCAAGTTTTATATGTATCGAAGATTTAAATGTAAGTGGAATGATGAAAAATAAACATTTATCTAAAGCAGTACAACAACAGGGGTTTTATGAATTTAGGAGACAAATTGAATATAAATCTAAATGGAATAATATTTCAGTTATTGTTGCAGAAAGGTTTTACCCAAGTTCTAAATTATGTAGTTGCTGTGGGAATATTAAGAAAGATTTGAAGTTATCAGACCGTATTTACAAATGTGAATGTGGAAATGTCATTGACAGAGATTATCAAGCTGCTTTAAATCTGAAAAGATATGGAAAAAATGTTTTGAGACAATCTGTAGCATAATACCTTTAAGTTAATACAGATATGTACTGATTCGTTAGTCAGGAATTTACGCCTATGGAGTGTACAAGAACTTGTTAGTAGATATTGTAAAAATACAAATTGAAAGCATACACAGCGAAATAGGAATGAAACATAAAAGTTTATAACTTTTTATAAGTTTTCAGTAACGGTGTTTACCGCTATGTGTGAGAAAAGATACCTTAATACTGCCGATATTTTAAGGAAAGCAAAAATAAAAACAGAGGATAAAGCAAAGAGTGGAAAGGAAGATTGATGATGAGTTATCCGATTATATTTCAAACTAAAGTTGTTAAAATCAATGATAATGAAATTATCCATTTCAATAGAGTTGGTTGCAATAATGATGATGAAGGCAGAGTGGCGAATGTATATGAAGCAAAAATTCGTACTATTGAAGATTTTAAGCGTATGGCTGAAGGATTTATTATAAATTCAAAACCTTATAAGGAAACAGGGGTTTTTGACCTCAAGGTTGGTAGCAAATGGTGTTCTTTCTATGATTATGGAATGTATTTATTAAGAGCACTAAAAAGGGCTGATAATTTGGAAACATTCAAAAATAATTATGCGTTTAGAGCTACCGTTATAAAAGGTATTGAGGCTACAGATATTGATAACGCTATTCATAAAGTGTTCTCAATCATAGAATATCCTAATATATTCGATATGTTCTATGAATTAAGGTCAGATAATAGAGTTTTTGAAGGCGTTGACCTCGGTAAGGCTTCTTGCCGCAAAGTAGTTGATTATATTTACGATATTAAAGATTCTATTGATTTAATTAAAGAAGGATTTCCTATTGAATGTTACATTAAAAAGAATAAAAAGGAGAAATAAATAATGCCAACTAAAGCAAGAAAATCAGCAGAAGTAAAAGCTGCCGAGAAAATAATCAAACTAATGGATAAAGCAGATAGAAAGCCCGAATACGCAGGTGCATATATTAATGATAAAGGAAAACAAGTTATAGGTTGTATGTTTATGGTGGTTAGACTTAATGAGCCGTTACCGGTTGCTCAAGCAAAGCAGAAGATGACCTTTTTTGACAGAGTTTTTGATATAAACAAAGGAGAGGAGCAGACTATACTTGAAATTCCTTCGGTTGCGGACTTAAAAGACTATATTAAAGCTAAAAAGGAGCAAAATCCTGAAAAATACAAAGGCAGAAATAAAGAACCTATATCTTATGACTTTGGTATAACGGAAAGTAATGTAATACTTCCGCTTGTTAATGCGGAATATCTGTCAATAATGCTTGAGGTATTAGGGAATGACAGTCAGGTAACTTGGAGTCATCCGGCTATAAATCTAAAAAAGACCTATAATAAAGGCTATATTTTCTTTAAATCAAGTAAGGGTGACGGAATACTTTGCCCTGTTCGTAGGAATGATATATCAAGGTGGAGAAGTTATGAACAATACATATAGAATAAAAGCTCATAAACAGCGGCAAAAGGCTGTCAGAGCCGAGATAATTATAACTGTTATTGCATTTGCTGTTATGGCTGTTGTAGGCTATAATGCTATTTTCTGCGGTTGTAAATGGCTATGCTCAATAGTGTGAATATAGTTTATGCAACAAAATGCATAAACTTGCAAAAATCAGTTAAAAATGCAGGATAAAGCATAAAGATATACATATAGTGAACTACCCACCACCTAAAGGTAGTGGGTTTTCTGGCTGAATATTTATAAACTTGCAAAATTTCAGCATTTTTGCAAGTTGGATTGGGGATTGAAATATGAGATATAAATTACTTAGAACGATAAACAATGAGCCTGAAACATTCGGTGTGTACGATACATTTTCTCAAGCGTATGGGGAAATGGAAAGAGATTATTATAATTATATGTCTGACTGTAAAATCATACATTACAATGAAATTTGCGCCAATGAGGCTGTTGTAGTTGATAACGAAGATGAGTGCCATTGGCTGATTATAGAGGAAAGAGAGGAATATAATGTCTGAATATATTATTGAACATTTTACTGCAAATGTAAATTATAGAGAACAGTGTATGAGAGATTGGTATTCAATGTCAATCTCTGAAAGAGCCGTATATGATGATAACTTTAATGTGTATATGGCTGAAAGGTTATTAAAGTGAGTGATTTGTTTGCTGTCTATGGGTGTAGTAATCAAACCGAGAATATAACATTGTATGGGTTGTTTGACAATTATCCACAGGCAGTAAAACAAATAAACATACTATTACCTATGATTAGAAATGGGCAGATAGCAGATAGACAAAAAGACACCATAGAATATTTAAATTTACTACAAAATTCAAAAATAATTGGTAGTTTTTGGTAATATAATTGCAATTATTTTTAAACTATGATAAGATTAATAAAAAGAGAAAGTTTTGGAATATAAAGTCATCACTGATAAATCTAAAAGAATGTTTGCAATACAGAAAGCAACAATAAAGGAGAAATAAAAATGTCAGAAAAAATGATAAAAGGATATAAAGGTTTTAACAAAGGCTTAATATGTAGAGATAAACAGTATGCCGAAAACACGGTGTTTAACTGTGAAAGGGGTATGCACTTCTGCGAAAATCCATTAAATGTATTGAAGGACTATCCGCTCTATGCCTCAGAAATAAAAAGTTTTTCAGAGTATGCAGAAGTTGAAGCGCCAGAAAATGTTACAGAGAGTAAAGGTGATAAATCTGTTACAAAACAA